CCCTTGTACGTTTTATGTGACAAGAGTAACAGCGCTCCTACAACGCGGGATGGAGCAGTCCGGTAGCTCGTCAGGCTCATAACCTGAAGGTCGTTGGTTCAAATCCAACTCCCGCAACCAAATTACAGCGCTAAATCAAATGCTTAAAGCCCGACCTAAACAGTCGGGCTTTTGCTTGCGCGCCCTACATCAACGCCACATCAACACCGGACCAGAAAAACGGCAACCACGCGCATGAGTGGGGATTCGCAGGCAGCCGCGTGCAAAGAAGCGCGATTTGTAATTGGTCAAACAAGTCAGGCGCGCGTTGCCTCGTGACGGCCCCCCCTAAATCGAGTTACGATCTGCCATGTGCAATCTTTACTCAAACACCATGCCGGTTGCCGCCATGCGCCAGCTGTTCGCGGTTGATGCGAGCAACGATCAGCTCGGCAATGCCGAGCCGTTGCCTGCGATCTTCCCGAAGGGAAACGCTCCTGTCGTTGCTCTGACTGATGATGGTCAGCGCGCCCTCTGGAATACGCATTGGGGTTTTGTGCTGCCCCAGGTCTCAAAAAAGACCGGCAAGCCGATTCAGCCGAAGGCCGTAAACAACGCGCGTGACGACAAGCTGCGAACGTCGCCCTTCTGGAAGGCGAGCTTTGTCGAACGCCGGTGCTTGATTCCAGCGACGAGCTTCTGCGAGGCCAAGGGTCGCAACCCGGCCACCTATGTTTGGTTTGGCGTGACAGGCGAGGGCAAACGGCCGCCCTTGGCCTTTGCCGGTGTCTGGCGCGCATTCAGCGGCAATTACGGCGGTGAGCACCGCGAGATGGTCACCTCGTCGATGGTGACGACAACGCCGAATGAGCTGGTGCGAGATACCCACCCGGACCGGATGCCCGTGATCCTGCATCCGGAAGACTACGAGGAGTGGCTGACAGGTCGGCCGGAACCAGCCTTTGCTCTGTTACGGCCATTTCCGGCTGAATCCATGGTCATTCATCAAAGCGGCGAAGGCCTGAAATCCGACAAGGGCGGTCTGTAATTTCGGTCGAGAAATCCGATCGGTCTTGACATGCGGGGGCTCTATCGCAGATGGAGAACAAAAGAAGAACTCGTAGGGATTCCCATGCCGCTGCACCGCGTCGAACAGCCTGTCATCGCCAACGGATCCCCGATGCGCCTTATCAGCACGCCAGTCAGTGCCGGGTTCCCGTCGCCTGCCGGGGATGATCTGGAAGATGAGATCGACCCGATGGCCTGGGTGGTGCGGCACCCGGCCTCGACCTTCTGGTGGCGCGTCGAAGGCGATTGCCTGTGGGACGTGGGCATCCGGGACGGCGACATCATTGCGGTGGACCGCGCTGGGAAACGGCGCGTCGGGCGCGCGGTCCTGGCCGTGGTGGAAGGGGCGGTGACGGCGAAGATCCTGCGAAAGCGTGAGGGCAGATATTACCTCGCTCCGGCCAACAGCCGCGAACACTTTCCGGACATTGAACTGACGGAAGACAGCGAGATATGGGGTGTGATCGCAGGTGTCGTGCGCCGCTATGATCTGGCGTGAAGCGGCCTATCGCGATCAGCGACAGCGCGAACTTCTATGTAAGCGCCGAGCGGATCTTTGATCCGACCCTGAAAAACGTGCCGGTCATCGTCCTCTCGAACAATGATGGTTGCGCCGTGGCGCGCAGTGATGAGGCCAAGGCGCTCGGGATCAAGATGGGCGAGCCGCTGCATTTGATCCGAGATAAGATCGAGGCGCATGGCGTGCGCGTGTTCAGTTCGAACTACACGCTCTACGGGGATATTTCCCGGCGGGTGGTCGAGGTCTATGAGGACTTCACACCGAATGTGGAAATCTACTCGATAGACGAGTGCTTTCTTGATTTCACAGGCTTTCCTGACCGTACGGCTCACGCCCGCGCCATGCGCGCCGCGGTGCTGCGGCGCATCGGCGTCCCGGTCCGTGTCGGGATCGCGCCCACGAAGACACTGGCGAAATGTGCAAATGACATCGCGAAAAAGAACCCGATTTTCGCGGGAGTTCTAGACATGATGGATGACGCCCTGGCTGACTGGTTGTTGCCCATGGTGCCGGTGGGCGACCTCTGGGGTGTCGGGCGTCAGACAGAGAAAAAGTTGCACGGTCTCGGCATCCGCACAGCGGCTGAGTTGCGCGACATGCCTCTCAGGCAGGCGCGCAGCCTTGGCACGGTTGTTCTCGAACGCACCGTGCTGGAACTGCAGGGGGAGCCATGCCTGTCCTTTGATGAGGTGGAGCCACAGCGCAAAGGCATGGCCGTGACCCGCTCGGCCGGAACGCCAATGACGGACTTCGACACGCTGTTTCAGGCGCTCACCGCTCATGCGACCCGCGCAGCGGAAAAGCTGCGCCAGCATGGCCTGGTTGCTGGAACGCTGACCGTGTTTTTCCACACCAACCGGCACCGCATGGATCGGCCGCAATATGCAGGATCCCGCACCACCCGAATGACACCGATGTCCTCGGATACGTTCGATCTCGTTGAGGCGGCGCGGCGATGTGCGCAAGCTGCATGGCCGAAAGACCAAAGCAGAGGCTTCGCCTTCACCAAGGCGGGGGTTCTGCTGGACGACCTTCTGCGGTTCGAGGATCGGCCACTAACGCTGTTCGATGCTGAAAAACCGAAATCCCAGGCGCTAATGACCGCGCTGGATCAAGTGAATGATCGCTTCGGGAAGAAGACGATGGTACTTGCAAGTGAGGGTATGAAACGCTCATGGAAGCTGCGTTCTGACCATAGAAGCCCTCGCTATACGACGCGGCTTTCCGATCTACCGGTGGTTCGGTAAATAGAGGTCGGCGCATGACAGCATGCTCCCTTCCCGATGTGTTGACAGTCGGGTTCTGCAGCTGATGCAAAAATTTTCACGAGGATCACTTCGAGCCTTTTGTTACGGAAGCTGCGCATTGCATGAGTAGTTGCAATTTGAGCAAATGGGTTCTTGGCTATATTAAAATGCTAGAGGCGGGAGTTTTTATGATCGACATCTCTAATCCTAATGGACCTTATGGGCGGGCTGACGGTATACAAATCCCCTCAGCGGCAACCTGTATGCTAACGCTATATCGAAACAATGAACAGCTTTCGACTGCTTCAGGTTTTTTGACTGAGGATGAGAACTCTTGGTTTCTAGTAACGGCGCTTCATAACTTTACCGGGCGCGATTATTTTACTAAGAAGTGCCTTAGTTCAAAGCTTGCCACCCCGAACAAATTTCAAGCAACGTTAATGATTAAAGAGGAGGGGGGAGCCCTCAAAAGATTTATTATTCGGGGTGATCTGTTTTCTGATGGGATGCCGTTGTTCCTATATGACTGGACTGAAGATGGCGGTGACATTGCCGTAATTAAAATGCCTAAAGAGCAGGGGCAACCAAGCCTTGTAACTATGAACGGGGTCGCCTCGCAGAGTTGGACTGTTTTTGCCGGACTTGACGCCGTCGCGCTCGGATACCCTAGTGCGCTGGACGTAAATGGAACGCCGATATGGAAGAAGATTTCTATCGCCTCAGAGCCGAGCCAAAAAGTTAATGGGAATAAAGCGACCCTGACTGATGGGCTTACTTATAAGGGGATGTCCGGCGGGCCAGTAATTATAAACCAATCACAAGGGTATACGGACGATAAAGCCTATGTTATCGGCAAGGAATTATTGATCAGAGTTATTGGAGTGTACGGTGGACGATTTTACACCGATGCGGAAAAATCTGGAACGCTCGGATTCTACTGGCCTATCGCAACTGTAAACGCGATAATCGCTGACGAACGACAATCCGGAGACATCGACTGCGAGTAGTCCCCTACCCAAAGCGAACAATCGACCGCTTTGAGACCACCGCTGGCATCAGACATTAAGGCGCGAAAGGCGAGCGGAAGAAGAGGCCCGCTCAGCATACCTTGGTGCTGCCGCAGCGAGGTTCGGTAATCTGGTCCAATCGAAGGTCGATCGCAGAATAGCCAACCACCACTCTCAATCCGCCAGAGGTGCACAATTGTGCCCATCTCGGCGCGCGACAGAGGACGAGGTCGCATGCCATCATGTCCGCGCAGCGACTCGCTGCCGTTCTTTGAAACCGTGAATCCGCGAAACGGGCCGGGCGTGACGTTGCGGTCGAGGCGTCAGGCGCTTCCCGCAGGCAATTGCCCGGCCCTTTTTTACCTGCACGCCCGCGCCTGATCGCGCATCACGGCGTAGTCGCTGAGCATCCGGATCACTACCGTGCCCTCCGGCAGAGCATTTATCTCGGCTACAGCGCGCGCCTGGTCGGCGGCGCTGTAGGGCACTACGGGCGGACATAACACGTCTGCGTTAGAACCGTCCGTCGCGCAGGCGCTCAACCAAAGCACCGCGATCAGGAGGACGGCGGCTGGCAGCTTCGAGCATCTGGCGCTGAATCTCATGGGTTGTCTCCGATGTTTGCAAACGTTCCGCCAACCGCCCAGCGCGTTCACCAGCGCTACGCAGGTTCAGGAGGAACAGGGCGATGGTGGTGGCGGCCAAAAGCAGGCCCAGCGCCTTGCGCGCCGGGCTGCTGGCGAGGATCGCGGTGAGCCAGCCCATCATCGCTGCCCCCGTTTCCAGTCATCAATCCGGGCATGAATCGCGAAGGCGATGCCGATCAGCGCCACGGCGATGAACACCCAGCGCAATGTGTCGAGGTAGGGCACCAGCGGCAGGATGGCGGATTGGGTCTCAGCCAAGACGTCCTGTGCCACCTCGACCCCTGCTGCGCCGATGGTCGCCACCCCGGCAGCCCCACCGCCCTTCAGGGTGCGGCTGTCGGCCAGGACTTCGCGGGCGGGCGGCACCTCGGCCACGAAGGACGTGGGGCGTGCGGAGAACGGTTCGCCCCAGGACCGCGCGGGGCCGAGATCGATGTGCATGAAGCCCGAGCGGGGATAGGTGCCGAAACCCAGAAAACCCACGTCTCGGGCAGCCTTGGCAAACGTGGCCGGGTCATGGTTCGACACCGCGATGTCGAACGCGGTGCCCAGCATGTGTTTGGAGCGCGGCGCACCGCCCACGGCGCGATTGTGGGCGGGGCTGCGATAGGCCGAGCGCACGATCAGCGGTTTGCCGAGCCGGTTGCGCAGGGTCTGCAGCATGTCCATGGCTTCGGTGTTGATCTTAATCGCACCGGTGCCGCGGCAGGCGATCTCGGCGGGCGAAAAACTGGGCCAGCGCCAGGCGCTGTCGGGCACGTCGCGGAAATGGGCGTAGGTCGTGGTTGGCATGTCGGTCTCCAGAAATGCAAAACCCGCCTCTGGGGCGGGTGGATGGCAGTTTTGTCGGTGTGATCGTCGCTCAGTTGCTGCGGCCGCGCTGGAACGCTTCGAACATCAGATCACGCATGGCACGGATGTCGGTCTCGATCCGCTCCAGCCGGTCGGCGTCGCCCTTGCGGTCCTCGGCGCGCTGGCGATCGACGCGGTCGCGCTCGGCCAGAAGCTCGCGGTCCAACCGGGACAGCATGGCGTCATTGGTGAACGCCCTGCGCGAAACGGCGGCCAGCAGGGCGATGGTGCCACCGATCAGCGCGGTGATGGCGGCGGTGATGCCGTGGTCGCGCAAGGCCGCGCCAACCTCCTGCGCGAGGGAGTTACGTTCTGTCATGGTGATTTCCTTTGATCGATCCTCATGCGCCTGTGGAACGGCGGCTCGTCACGTCCGGTCAGCCGATCTTGCAGCCCCAGAAGGACGTGTGCTCTGCCGCGAAGTAGCCGTCCTGCGCGCGGTAGTACCCCTGCAGCTCGACTGTGTCGCCTGCGCTCAACGGCACCATGGTCTGCAGCCAGATGGCCGTCGCGAGCGAGACGTGGGTGGCCGAGCTCTCGCCGAACGATCCACGGATTTCCGTACTGCCGTTCAGAACCAATCGCCCGCGCATTCGCGCCGTGGTGCTGGAATTGACCTTGAAGATCAGTGTTGCGCCAAAAAGATACGTACCGTCGACGGGCGCGGTGAACAGGTTGGTCCCGGCGTCGAATGCCCCCTGATCGTTATAGTCGGTGTTGTTGAGGGCGATCCTGGTCCAAGTGCCGACGCCAACATAGTTGTCGAAGTCGGTATAGGCCTTGAAACGGGGTAGTCGCGGCTGATCGACGATGCCGCTCGTATTGTCGACGATGAGCCCGTCGAAGAACGTGCTGCCGTCAGGCGATATTGCGAGGCGGAACTTGTCCGACCCGAACAACCCCAGCAGTGCTTTGGTCACGAAACCGCTCTGCAGGGTCAGGCCGAGATCGTCGCCCGCCGCTTCCTTGTTCATGGTATAGAACAGATCACCGGTACCGCCTTCGACCACGGTCTTCGCGGTCCAGAGCGCGGCGTTCAGCTTGGCGGAGAACGGGTTGGCGGGATCTGCGGTGGTGCCGACGCCGAGCAGTGCGAGATTCTGCAAGGATGCAGGCGTGGTGCCTATCCAATCCGAGCCGTCGTAGACCAGCAGCACGCCCTCGTCCTCGATCCATGCCCGCCAGCCGGTGCGTGGCGGCAGGCGCAGCCAAGCGCCGTCGGCCCAGAGTGCGACATTCATGTCCCAGCCCGCCCAGTCGCCTGTGCCGCCAGAGGCGACAATATACCTGTCGCCATCGGCGGGCGAACCGGGCGGCGCGGTCAGATCGCGGTCGAGAACGGAGAGCTGCACGAGCCCGTCGAGGATCCGGAGCGCCTCGTTGTGGGTGACATGCTTCTGGGCCTGCGCCGCAAGGATGTAAGGCAGAGCCAGGTTGGTCGTGGTGTCGGACATGGGTTGGCCTTCAGAAGGTGAGCGTGACTTTTTTGGCGGCACCCCGCCCAATCTGAGCGGAGAGCTGGTAGATACGGATGGTCAGCGTTTCGCTGGGTCCGAGCGGCCCGCCCCAATCGGCGGTCTGCTGGGCGGCGGAATAGACGACGCTGGTTGTGGAGGCGGTCAGCGTGCGTTTGACGGTCGCCCCATCGAGGATCTCGACCTCATAGGCTTCGACCTCCTCGATCAGCGGCACCACGACCGCGCCCCAATTGTCGGCGGCGAGGGACCGCGACCGGCGCGTCCAGCGGATGGTCAGATCACCGGGGCTGCGCGCTGTCCGCCAGGGCTGTTTGACGTGCGCGACCGAAAAGGGTCGCAGCCCAGCGCCTTCGGGCGTGAAGGGAACGGCAACATAGGTCTCGTCGCTAACAGACCGGCTTGCGGGGCCGATGCGCCAGTTCCACGGCAGCTCGAGATCGGCCTCGGCGATCGGCAGCGAGGCAAGGCTTGCGTCCAGCACCACAATTCGCACGCCTGCCGGAGCCGGGTTGCCCATCGCGTCCTCGGTGCCGCGCTGGCCCCGCAGCAGGCGGGTCAGCCGATACCGACCGTGCGCCAGCAGCTCAGCCGCGCCCGCCTGCACGATCTCCCAGATGCCGAGGGCACTCTCGACGGCGATGGCATTGGCACCGGCGAACAGGGTCAGGTCGGTGACACTTTCCAGCGTTCCGGTCAGCAGATCGACGACCAATTCATTGCCGAGATCAAACCGTGACGTGGGGCCTGCATAGAAGTCCGAGACCAACTCCCCGATTCTTGCCCGGCTGCCAAACGTGGTCAGCAGCTCGAACCCGTCCGTCGATGGGCTGCGAAACACTGCCATTTCCCCCGGCCAAGGAACCGCATGCGCTGCGATGAGCGGCCGATGCGCGGGCTGATCCTCGGTGAGTTGCGGCAGGTCCATCAACACGACCTCGGGCGCGCCAAACACGACCGGACTCAAGAGTGACGACGGACGTGGCGATCCGGGCGGCATATCGTAGGCTGCCCGGTCTTGATACACCGCCTCGATGCCTCGCGCCTCTGCGTCGGCAATGGAAATGAGCCGCAGTTCCATCTGCCGCCCATCATGTTCCAGCGTCACGACATCCGCCGGATCGAAGCCGAGCCGCGAGGGAGGCAAGCGAAACGCTGCCGTTTCACGGCCTGTCCAGGCTTCCATCAGCGCGCGGCGACAGCGGCGTTCGGCCTCCTCTGGTGGGACCGCCATGGGAAAGGACTCGGACGCAATCCGCGTCGTGTCGACCGTGATGCGCCGTGCCTCGACAAGCGCTGCGTCGTAGTCCTCGTCCGCGCGCGCCACCTGCCATTTCAGGGCCTGTGGCAATTCTGTCTCCTGGCCACGCGTCAGTTCCAGTACATCGCCCTCGCGGGCGGCCACCAGAACATCGGGCGCGAGGGTGGCGACGGCGGCGCGCCCGCGCATCACAAACCGGATCACGCCCTCGGTCTCCACCGCGTCGAACCCGAAGTGCCGCGACAGCGTGGTGATCGACGCGCGCGGGCTTTCCAGCGCACCAATCGCATAGCCCTCGACCGCGCCCCAGAGGCCGGTAACATCGATCCGCTCCGCAGGCATGCCAGCGCGCAGGCAGAGATGCCGCACGAGCGCCGCCAGCGACACCGCCCCTAGACGCCCTGTCAGCCAGTGACCCAGCCGCCAGTTCGGACCATCGGCCCAGACATCGATGAGTTCAGGAAAGAAGGGATAGGGCCGCGCGTCCCATGTCCAGGCGGCACATTCCGGCACATGCACCATCCGGCCGCTGTAGATCGATGACACCGGGTTGTTGGCAGCCTCGCCCCACCAGAGGTAGGTTGCCTCAAGATAAGCCCGCTGGATCGCGTCGTCCCGCCAGCCGCGTGAGAAATACGGCGTGACACTCTCGGACGATTTCGGGTCGAAGAACACGTTCGGCTGGTTTGTGCCCCGGTCGATGGCCGGGCAGCCGAGTTCGGTGAACCAGATCGGCTTCGACTGTGGCACCCATGCCGTCGGGCTACCGCTCTCCACCCCACCCGGGCGGTTATAATGCGGGTTCGACCACCAGCTTCGCAGATCCTTGGTGCGGAAAACCCACGGCTTGCTGGCGGACCCATCGGTGATCGGAGTGCGGACCTGCGCGGCGCGATCAGCCTCGGAGCTGTAGAACCACTCAAACCCTTCTCCGCCCGCGATGTTCGCCTGCAGATAGGTCCGATCATAGATCGCCGGGGCCAGCGCCGCATCAGCATGATCGAACCCATCGCGCCAATCCGACAGCGGCATGTAGTTGTCGATGCCGATGAAATCTATCTCTGGATCGGCCCAGAGCGGATCGAGGTGGAAATAGACATCGCCGCTGCTATCGCCAGGCTGGTGCCCGAAATACTCCGACCAGTCGGCGGCATAGCCGATCTTTGTCGTAGGCCCGAGGATCGCCCGCACATCCGCCGCCAGGTCGCGCAACGCCTGCACCGCCGGATAAGTGCTCGACCCGGAACGGATTGTCGTCAGCCCGCGCATCTCCGAGCCGATCAAAAAGGTGTCCACACCTCCTGCCGCTTTGCACAGATGGGCGTAGTGCAGCACCATGCGGCGCAGGCCCCAGTCGCCGGATGGTCCGGTCCAGCTGACATTGTCGCCCGATATGGCAAAGTCTGAGGGGCTGGCGCTGCCAAAGAGCGCCGCGACCTGCGCCGCCGCCGTGGCGGTCTTGTCCACCGATCCGACATAGCCCGCCGCAGGTGAACAGGTGATCCGCCCTCGCCATGGAAAGGCGGGCTGGCCCGTCCCGGCGGCGTTGTCGGAATATGGGTTCGGCAGGGTATTGCCCGGCGGCACATCCATCATCAGGAACGGATAGAAGGTGACGCGCAGCCCTCGGGCTTTCATTTCCCGGATCGCCTGAACCACTGTGAAATCCGCAGGCGTGCCGCCAAAGTTCGCCCGGTTCTGATCGTCGCGACTGACCAGATGCGCGGCAGAGCGGATCACGCCATTTACCGACCATGCCGCTGGCGTGGTATTTTTGGCAGCGAGTTCGACCTTGGGCTGGACCCGGCAGTGCCCAGCGCGCAGATCATCGCCAAACCATGACACCACCAGACTGACGCTTTCAATGTTCGGCGCAGACGCCTGCAGCCGGTCCAGCGCAACCACCATGTCTGGCACATCGGCCCGGGCGTTCAGGTTCTCGGCCTGCGTTGCTCCGCTGCCACCCTTGCGGATCGCGCCCGTGGCATAGGCAAACTCGCCGGAGGCCGGGATCATGGTGACCGCGCGGGTCAGGCCTTCGGCGGTGTCGGGATCAGCCAGCGGGCGAAACACCTCGAAGGAAAGCTGCGGCAAACGGTTTCCGAAATTCGCGAGTGCCAGATCTTCGAAGACGACATAGGCGGTGCCGCGATAGGCTGGCGCGTTGCCAGCGCCCATCTTTGCGGCGATGAACGGATCAGGCGTTTGGCTCTCATCGCCGGGATACCAGCGCCAGGTCACACCGGACAGGTCCATCGGCTTGCCGTCGGCCCAGACGCGCCCGACGCCGGTGATCGGCCCTTCGCAGAGCGCAACGGCGAAGGACGCATAGTACAGATACTCGGTCGTCTTGACCTTGCCACCACCCCCGCCTCCCTTGCCGCCTCCCTGCGTGGTGGTGTTCGTCTCCTCACGAAAGTCCGTGGCCCAGATGATGTTGCCGCCGATCCGCATGCGGCCATAGAGGCGCGGGATTACCGCACCTTCGGTGGCTGAGGTGATGCGCAGATTGTCCATCCGCGCCCCTTCGATGCGCTGGGTCGGCGCGAGCGACGAGACGATCCAGTTGTCGACCACCGACCCGATGGTCGATCCGATATAGCCACCGATCGTGGCGGCACTGACGCCGAGGATCGCGCCGCCAATGCTGCCGCCAATGGCAGCGCCAGCGGCACCGAGAACGAGGGTGGCCATGGGGGAACTCAGCGTTGTGGAAAGAGGAAGGCAAAGGCGATGCGCCGCCGCCAGGAGGGGGTGAGCGGTTCCTCGATCACGCCGAGGCGCTCATAGGCGTGGAGGAAAGTGTCGGGCCCGGTGAGGATTCCGACATGCTTGGCAATGGCGCGCGGCGTCATGCGAAAAAGCACGAGTGCGCCGGGACCGGCATCGGCGGGCGGCACCTCGATCATCATGCGCCGCGCGCCATCGGCCAGCACCTCGCGCGGGCCAGTTTCGCCCCAATCGCGGCTGTAGGGCGGGATCGGGAACGGCTCGGGGCCAACCACCTCGCGCCAAACCCCGCGCGCCAGCCCAAGGCAATCGCAGCCGACGCCACGAAGGCTTGCCTGATCGTGATACGGCGTCCCGAGCCAGGATCGCGCGATGGCGATGACACGCGTGGGGTTGGCGCTGGAAACGACGTTGGTCACAGCACACCACCCTCGTGCCCACCATCCTTGGTGGCATAGCGAAGCACGGCATCCTGGCCGGGGATGTGCGGAAAGCCTCGGAAATTGGCGGTATTTGCGAACTTCGCGCCACAGGTCTCCATGCGCTTGTCGCAGCCTGCGCGGATGTTGAACGTATCAGCCTCGGTGATGGCGCGTACGGGCGCTTCGAGCAGGGTCAGCACCGCGATGCCGTCTGTGACGTCATGCGCAATGATTTCAGCCAGTCGCCCGGCATTGACCCCGCTGGTCCATTCGACCGTGCCGAAGGTGAACCAGCCGGAGGCAAAGCCGCCGAGGCCCGAGGCGGTGAAGGCGCGGTCGCGCAAGAGATCGAGGACGGTGCCCGGGCCATTGAAGGCCGGATCATCAAGATCAACGCCGCAGCGCGCATTGCCCAGCGCGGCATCGCAGGTCGCCTGGAACGTCCGCCCGACGGTCTGGCCTAGAACATGAGCAAGCGAGCGGACCTCGGCCACGAACGCCAGCCGCCCGCGCCGGATCTGACCGATGGCCCCACGGCGCATCAGCACGCGCTGGCCGGGGTCTGCCCAGTTCACACGCCAGACCTCGACCTCTCCATTGTCCCAGCGGCCGTCGAGAATATCGGTCTCGGTGATCCTGTCGGATGTCAGCACGCCCTCGGCATCCTGCGCATCGACCGACAGGTCGGAGCCCGAACGAACCTCGGAGGCCGTGAGCCCGCTTTCCGGCTCGAAGGTGGTGCCGTCGAAGGTCAGCGTCACGTCATGATCGGTGAAGCCGAAGCTCACGCCGTCTGCGCGCGCAATCCGCCAGCACCAGGACAGCGTCGTTGTGCCCTCGTCGAGATGGGCCTGCAGGTCAGGGTTCATATTTTTCATCGGCGTAGTTCCAGCAATGGAATGGAGGTGATCGAGCCCAGTCGTTCAATGTCGTGGGTCACATCGAGTGCATCGCTGTCGAAGCGGACTGGCACGTCGAACGCAAAGCCAGCAGTGACGGCGACGCCAGAACCCGGCGGGGAGTTAAAGGTGACGAGGCCAGTGGCCGTATCGACCGACCAGCCCGACATCTGTTCAACGCCGCCGAGAGCGATGCGGACACTGCCCGACACCGGCTTGGCGATAATGCGCGTCCAGGATTGCGCACCGGAGGCGTAGCGCTTGACCAGCTGGAACGCGGTCGTCGTACCATCGCCTGTCCCGATCCCCTGATCGCTCAGCGATGGCGTGCCCGAAGGCAGGCAGGACTTGTGATCGCCCCAGTCCTTGAACCGGAAGCCATGAAGGCGACCGTTGCGCGCTTCGAAGAAGGCCACGACCGCCGCCAGATCGTCGGCGCGGCGAATGCCATAGGCGATGTCATAGCGCCGCCGGGAGTTGGCCCAGCTGGCGTTGCGTTCTTCGTCGCCGGAGGCCAGCTCGACGATCTGCGTGCGGCGTTCGGGACCGCCGCGTGCGCCCCGGCTGATATTGTCGGGAAACCGGACCTCATGAAACGCCATCACATGCCCCTTCGCCCGAGCGACACGGCGCGGGCAATATCGGCGGCAACTTGCGTGCGCGATTGCCGGAAGCTCTCGGCATCGCGGGCCATGATGGTGACATTGACCCCACCGCCGCCGCCGTAGCTCTGTGCTTGACGGCGCGACAGCACCCGCTCGCCCCGCTGCAGGATTGCCGGGACCTCGTCATGCCGCAGACCGGCAACGCCGCCGGAATGCATCCGGGGTGCGGCTGCGAAGGCCATTGCCGGGACCATCCGCGATGATCCGCCGGATCCGACCATGCCGCCCGCATGCAGGATGTTCGCAAAGATCCCGCCAGCCCCACCCGCGCCCCCAAGCACCCCACCGAGCGCGTTGGCGATCGGCCCGAGGATGAACTTGCGCGCGCCGAGCTTTGCGAGATCAGCAATCAGCGAGGTGACCAGATCGCCAAACTTCAGCTTGCCGGTCTTCACGAATTCTCCGACCGCATTCTCCGCCGACTGGAAGGCGCTGACGAGACTCTGGCCAATATCCCCGCCGATATCGCGGGCCTTGCTGGCATAATCGGAAAGGGCCGCGGTGACCGCCTGCCAGCCAGAAACGGCGGCTCCGGTATCGGGTTCGGCGACAGCAGCGGCAGCCCCGGCCGCCGCACCGGCGTCCGTCGCCGCCCGCCCGGCATCCCCAAGCGTCGTCTCAAACCGCTCTGCCGCAGCGGTGGCTTCATCCAGCGCATCAGTGCCGGTATCATCCCCGCCCGACATGGCGTCGCCCAGTGCCTGCAAGGCCGGACCGACCCCGTCAAACGCCCCGGCGCGGGTTGCGGCGGCGCGCTCGCGATAGCGGTCGGCCGTGTGCCCGGCGTTGCTGGCGGCGTGCTCCAGCATCGAAGCATAGGACATGGCGCCAAACCAGTCGATCCGGCTATCGACACCGATCTCCTCTGCAACCGCATTGAAGGTCGGGCCAATCTTCCCGAGAAACTCAGCCCATTTGGTCGACAGGAACGCCATCAGCCGGGTCCAGATGCGCTCGATATCCGCGCCCATTGCCCGAAAATCATCCGCGAACGATCCGGCGGTGGCCTTGATGCCGTCCCAGACGGCCTTGGCGACATCGCCCATCAACCCCATCGCGGCCCCAAATCCACCCGCACCCGCAACGAGCTTCGTGAACTGATAGACCAGTTCGCCCGCGCCAACGATCAGTGCACCAATGCCGGTGCGGATAAGCGCGCCCCGCAGCAGGACAAGTGCCGTGGCCAGACCGCGCACGGAGAGTGCCGCGACCGCCATCCCCGCCACCCAGCGCCCGGCGAGAAAACCCGCAAAGGTGATGGCATAGGTGGTGAGGCGGCCGATGTTATCGAACAGGCCGCGAATGGCGATGCCGAGCGGCCCGGTGCGGCTGGCCACGGCGGCCATGGCGTCAGCGACGGCTTCCAGCGCAGGCGCGGCAGCGACGGCCAACTGGTTTGAAAGCCCGCGCCAGATCAGGCCGAGGCGCGAGATTGCGTCGTTGGTCCGCTCGATCTGGTCGGCATCCTGCTCGGAGACAACGACACCGAAGGCGAGAACGTCCTCGGTGGCCTGGCGCAACGTCGCGGTGTCGATGCGCGACATGGCGATGGAGCCTTCCTCGCCGAAAAGCTGGCCTGCAACGGCTGCGCGTTCGGCCGCAGGCACGAAGCTCTCGATGGCCGCATTGATCGCGCCAACACGCTGATCCAGCGGCAGGGCGATCAACTCGGTGGCCGAGAGCCCCAGCCGCTCCAGCGCATCAGCGGCCGGGCCGGTGCCAGCAGCCGCCTGGCTGAGCCGTCGCGTCAGATCCTTTGTCGCCTGTTCGATGCCGGAGATGGAGACGCCCGCGAGTTCGCCAGCACGCTCGAGGGTCTGGATCGAGGCGACGGTGGTTCCGAGCGATTGCGCCAGCTTGGCCTGCGCGTCCACCGTTTGCAGCCCGGATCGGACCATCGCCACGCCAGCAGCAGCGGCGGCGACAACAGCGGCGGCCGCAGCGACCTTCACCCGACGCGAAAACGCCGCCATCCGGGCATTCGCCGCTTCCATCTCCCGGCTGAGGCGGCCGAAGCCACGCGATCCGGCCTCGCCGACACCTTCCAGCTCGGCGCGCACCTGCCTGCCGCCGACCGCTGCAAGGCGGACGCTAACCCGTTTTTCAGCCATGGGATTGCTCCATCTGTTCGTTGAGTTTCGCAACCATCACCGCCTCAATGACGGGCAGCAATTCGGCCATTGCGACGGGCGGGATGCCCAGCGCGTCGCCCAGCGCGAGCGCCGCGTTCAGATCCCAGCCGATCACCGCTCCGGGCAGCACGCGGAGCTGGCCGCCGAGACGGTCGATGAGGTCCCAGACCTGCCAACCCTCGAATGTCGAAGGCTGGTTCAGCCGCGCCGGGCAGTCTTCGCAGGTCGCTTGGCACGCGTCGCAGTAGCGCTCGCCCCCGCCGAAGGACCACTCGGCGAGGACGCGGAGACGTTTTTTTCCTGTTCCAGCAGCAGGCCTTTGGAGACGTAGGTCAGCTGGAACGCCTCGAAAATCGGCCAGATGTCGAGAAGAGCGTCGACAGAGTCGGGGCTGGGGTTGATGGGATTGCCCTCGGTGTCGCCGATGCCCTCCCAAGCGAGGACCGCCCGCCGGGCCAGCGCCTTGGCGAAGGCAACGGCGCGTTCTTCGTCGGACGCATCCTCAGGAACCGCCTCGACGGCCGCATCGCTACGGGTCGCCACCATCAGCGCGGTGGTCAGGGGGCGCAGCTGCACACGCACCCCGGGTGCGAGATCATGCCAGCGCGGCGCGTTCGTAAGGTCGAGCGTGAGCATCAAAATACCTCAATGTCGTTGATCAGGGTTGCGGTGCACATCCGTCCAACCGTGCTGTCGCGCGCGGCCTGCCAGTCAAAGGTGGCCTGCACGCCCTGTGGCCCGGAAATCTCGATTCGGGGGCGCGGCAGGTAAACGGCGTGCACGGTGAAGGTGAAGCTCTCGCCGGAGGGCAGCACATAGGCAAACTCGAGCTCACAAGGGTCTCCATTGATCGCTTGTGTCACCAGTGTCTGATCGGCGAAGCGGACCTCAATAGAGCCGGTCAGAGCCGCAATGGACGGGTCTGCCCCGTCGATACGGCCGTCCGAGCGGATGGTCTCGATCCGGTCGAGGTTGTTGGCATAGGTGATGTCGGCCGAAACCACATTGCCGAGGGCCGAGCCGTTGCGCATGATCGACCCGTTAAAATGGCCGAAGCGCTGCAATTCGAGGTCGGCAGGCGTGCCTGCGCTGGTCGTCGTGCCCACCGTCTCCCCCTGCGCTACCAGCCGCGCCGTCGCGGTCAGCAGGCCAGATCGCTGCATCTGCCAATTGATCTGGTCGAGTACGCAGCCGGAATACATCGCAAAACGCGGCACCTCGGGCATGCCGGTTTCAATTGACATACTGGGCAGCGTCCAGGCTCCCGACTGGAAATCATGCGTCCAGGGGCCGGTGCCAGTCGTGGTCGGATCACCGAATGCCGCCTTCAGCCAGAACCCGAAGGCCTCGGCGTCCAGCGGCACCACAACATCGCCATCGGCGGTCACCGCATCCTTGATCGGCGCCAGCGGATCGCGGCCGTAGCCCAGCAATTCCGAGTTCAGCAGAGGCTGCTCCGCCCCCAGCGACGTGCTGGAAAACGGAATCTTCGTGAAGCCGCCCACCGGCGGCGTTCCATAGGTCGTCTCGAACGCAAGCGCCATCTGCGCCCGCGCCCCTTGGGCTCGTGCCATTGTGTGTCCTTTCTATCCTGATGCCAGCGCCTTGTCTTGCGGGGCGCTGGTAGCTTTGAAACAACAGAGATGCCCCATTGAGCAATTTCAAAACCAAAAGAGAGCCAAATGCCCCGATATAAAAAACGCCGCAGAAATCGCCGTCTTACGTTCCCCGCCACACTCATCCTCGCCGTCGTTGGCATGGTTGCCTTGAGCGGGTGCGATGCACCGACGGCGGATGTCACAACGACCGAGCGATCAGCTCTGCCAGCGGATATCGACTTCTCGGGGCGTGTGACGCGCGTGGTCGATGGTGATACGTTCTGGGTTAAAGGCCAGGATGTGCGCATCCGTGTCTGGGGCCTCGATGCGCCCGAAACCAACCGATCCGGTGGAGCAGCTGCAACGGCTGCGATGACCCGCCTGGTGTCTGGTCAGGTTCTGTATTGCCGCCAGCGCGATATTGACCGTTTCGGACGGATTGTCGGGCAGTGCTTCCTGCCCGATGGCCGTGACATCGCCCGCGAAATGATCAGGAGTGGTACATCCACCGAGTTCTGCCGCTTCTCGCGCAATTCTTATGGCACGTGCTGATCTGGTAGATCACGCGAGCGGATCAGCCATTGAATAATGTAGGATGACCGGAATGACGGCCGCCTTTAGGCTTGCCGCGCCCTCGACGGGCAGATCAATGGGACGTGGAGCTTCCGCCTCGACCCAATCGCAGAGTCCGCCCATAGTGCGGTCGGCCGAGAGCGCGACGCCAATTCTGGCGCAGAGCCTGTCAAAATCGACGTCACGGTCGGTGCCCTGAACGACCGCCTCGATCTCGGCGCGGTGCTCGTAGTGATAACGCAGAGGCGATAACGTCACCTCGGGCTCCCCCGGCTCGCCGTCGCGCAGGATCAACAGGCCAGCGGCGGGTACCCGCTCGGGGAGCACCTCACCGCGCAGGGCTGTGGCGGGCAGCGCCGAAAGCCGCGCGTGCAGCGCGGCGAGGATGGTTTCGCGAGGTGTGGGCACTGATTTTAGCTCTGTTGTAGGTGCGCAGAAGGTCCGCTTGGAGCACGAAGCCAAGTTTAGTCCACAGTGGCACCCCTCTAGATCCTCGTTACGTGCAAATTACCGCCAGCAAGATGAATCGGATGCTACGATAACGGAAACGCCTGATTAGCCCGAAGTAAAGAACATATCGAAGGTATGGCGTCCTTTGCTGGGGGCTATAATACTTTCTCTTGAACGGATGTTGCGGCTTCTAAGATGTCATCTGATATATGCTGCACAATCTTCATAAAGACCAAGCCACCCATATCTATCTCTGGCACTTGAAGGAATGTCAGGGTCATCTGCATCAGCGAAATTGCAGTCATCTGAATTGGATCAGAAAGACCAGAGTTACTCGCTCCCACTTGGAAAAGCAGCTCTTTCGCTTCGGACTGTCCCAGCAGACGGTCTGGAAACACAAAGCCGCCGTGTATGTGCTGGCAGGCCCATTGAACCCGTGGACGCCAATGATCTAGATCGACCGCTTTTTCTAAATCAGCAAAGTTTGGTCGCTTTTTTCCAAGTGCCTCAGCTGCCCAGTCCCAGTCGGTTTCAAGAGCCCTGCCCAGCTGCCCTTGGGCGTTCTGGCGCATTCTTACGATATCGGCGAACTCTTCTTGGCTGAGGGGCGTTAAGCGAGCCCGCTCGGCATGAGTATTGTAGTTTCTTGCTCTTCGTTCTGCTGTGAACCAGACGCTAAGGCGGTATGGAAGGGCCGCTATTTCGCCGTGTTGTGCTATGAACATCGCAACGACGATAATTTCGTGGAGTGAGCGCCAGCGAGACAAAGCTCCATCTGCAAACCCGGCACGCAGAAGGCACATTATCTCACTTGCAATAAGTAAGGCCCGCGGATGCAAATGTGCCAAGGTGTCGAATACTAGAGGGTCCATTTCTCCTGGACCGCTGTGAGCATGATCCTCTCCAACCTCTTGGCATACACGCCATAGAACCATGAGGAGGTCTAGCGGCTTCTTCCATCGTAAATAGTTACGCTCTTCGAACCCCAATCGGCTCGCTGTTTCATCCGCTAACATGGAAGGTGCGGACTGCATTAAGGCATTACGCAGCTCGGATGTGCCGTCTTTTAATAAGACATCGATTAGCTTTTCAACTTGATCTTCGGACAGGTCATTCTCGGAAATAGCCTCAAGCACAGGGTCTATCATTGAGCGAAGGAGAGATGAGTTTTGCATATTCAATCCTAGTCGTAAGTAAACTTCATCAATGGCTTCCGAGCTCCGCCAGGTAACTGAAGAGGCCTCGTCCCGCATCATAGCCATCACTGCACCTTGTCCTCCACCCAATTCGCCACGATGAGCCCCGGTACCGCCTCATGCGCCCGCTCTGCGTCTCGCGCTAGATCGAGCCGCTTCGGCAGCTTCACCTGCGGCACCAGCAGGAAGATCGGTGCTGTGACCTTGCCGCGCCCGGTCTTCGAGCGCGACACGACTGCTTGGCCCTTGGTGTTTAGCCGTCCCTCCGCCACCAGCAAGCTCGGGCCGGTGCGCCGATAGACGAAGCGAAGGCGAAGACCGCGACGCCGTTCCCATTCGCCGGGGGTGATCCGAGCACCGCGTCGCCCGCGTCCGGCCGCTGGCAGCGGTATCGCCAGCCAGAACCCGTTTTTCGAGCGGATCAGCGGGCCAGTATCATGGGCACTGATGATCTCCGGAGCCTTGGACCAGACCAGCGCGGCAGCATTGAGACTTTCGCCCGACCTTGGGAAGTTTTGGTTGCGGATCGAGTTCGCAAGCCGCCGTCCGAGCCCCGCACCGGTGATTTGTCCTCGCCAGTCGGATTTCAGCCCGGTTCCTGCCTCGCGCATCGCGGCGCTGACAGCCTTTTCTCCCGCCTTAACCTCGGCGGCCATCATCGCCATGATGTCCGGATCAATGTCAAGTTTCAGCTTCATGATGGCCGCAGGTCCAGCGTCCAGATCAGGCGGTCGCTGTCACGCAATGGCTCTCCCTGGACAGTGAAACTGTCAGTGCCGATCACGATCAGATCGCCCGGGCGGGGATCAGGCAGGTCGGAAACCCGTACATCCAGCACCATCGTATCACTGACGAACTGCGCAGCGCCGAACTCGGTGATACGATCCGGGGCGCGGCGGATCACCCGGATGGAGCGTTCCTGCGACGTGGTGCCCGAGATCCACAATGCGGCCACCGCCATGGACGGGGTGGCATAGATCCGGTCCATGGCGGCGGCAAAGACGGTCATGGTACGTCAGTTCGAGGTGTGCAGGCGGATCGCAATGCGCGGCCGCTTGTTCACCGGCAGGATCGAGGCTTCGGTCATCAGATCGATCCAGCGACCCTTTTCGTCCAGATGCTGGCGGGCGTAGAGTGGCAAGCCCATGGTATTGGCCGCCTCCAGCAGGTTGGCCGGGCCGCCATAAGTGGTGAAGGTGTCCATGGTGCCGAGTGGAAACGCGATGCCTTCGCTGGCCGGAACCAGCCGTTCGCTGGCTTTGGTCGAAAGCGTGACGGTGCCCGAATACTCCTCGAACACGATGCCCGCGAAGGGGAAGTTGCGGCGCATATCCTCACGCAGCGGCTGGGCTCCGGTGGCCGCGTAGAACTTGTAGGCTTCCTCGGTCTTCGGGTGCGAGATCAGCTTGTCGAAGAACTCGCGGCTCACAAGGGCGTGGACCGAAGACATCGCCTCGCCCAGCAAATTGTCCTCCACCGCGCGCAAGACCTCGCGGACCTTGCCCTGTACGTTGGTGCCTGCAGTGCCGAGCAGGAAGTCCACCGAGATTTGTGCCAGCCCGAACTCGGTGAAGTAATTATAGAGTGTCGTCCCGGCCCCGTCTTTTACGATGCCGCGCAGCGCGTTCATCTCCATGTATTCGCGGGTCTGGGCGTGCTTGCGGCGCATCAGCTGCAGCTTGCGGTTCATCACCTCGACCAGTGGATCGGCCGCATCGAATACGCCCAGCGCCGGGCTTCCCTGGATGTCGCCGGGCAGGATGACATCGTCATGCGGAATCCAAGGCAGGGCAAAGCTGCGCATGGCACGCCCTTCGCGGGTGCCGACGGTGGCGGGACCACCGAGGGGTACAGAAGGCAGCAGGTTCAGCACACCCTCGTATTGCTCAATGATCACCGAGCGCTGGCTGACGCCCTCAAAACGGAAGAGGCCGATCTGGCCAAGGCGGGTGTAGAGGTTGGGCAGGATGTTGATGGCCTGCGTCATCTCGGCCAGCGAATAGCCGCCAGCGTCAAAGGGGTTGCGGACAAGGGTCATGGGGGGCTCCGGGGATGAAAGGGGGTGTGGGGTCAGACGCCGTCGCGGGCAATGATGCCGACGGCGGCCAGCTGGCCAATCTTGGTGGTGATCTTCGCGCCATCATCGACGGTGCCGTCATAGGCGAGGCCTGCACGCGACACGATCGAGGGGCCGCGCACCACGACGATGCCGGTCGCATCGGCAAGGGTGGCATCGACGGCGTAGAGCAAGACGGCGCTGGCGGTCTGCGCGCCGTCGCTGCCGCCACTGGTCGACAGCTTGTACTTGCCGCTGGCGGTGATTTTCCCGAGTACCGAGCCGACAGGGTACGGCATTCCTTGCAGCAGGGTCACGACTTCGCGGGTATAGTTCGGGTTGACCTCATATTTGAGGACATCGCCCATGCTGGGCGGTTCCGTCAGGACGGGCATTGGTCAGTCTCCATGTTTTGGGGCTTGGCAGGTGGTTCAGCGCGAGGCTGTGGCGGCCTTCTTTGCGGCGGCGATGATCGGGCTGTCTTTGGCGGCCGCCGCAGCCGGGGCCGTGGCGATAATGCCTGCGGCATCGCCGCGCGAGGCAAGATCGGCCAGCACGCGGGCGCGCAGGGCTTCGGGTTTCAGCCCGCGCGCGACGGCGTCGGCGGCGTCGATATCCACACCCAGCCGGGCAGCCTGCGCGCAGACCTGCGCCACTTCGGCCGCCTCGGCGCGGATGGCATCGGCGGTCAGGCTCGCTGCGTCACCTGCGGGAGCAGCCGGTGCAAGTGCCTCAGACGTGGGCGTGGGCGCCGCGACGGGCGGTTCAGGCGTGCCCGGTGCGACGGACTCGGTGGACGGCGTGGCATCGGCAATCTGATCCGAATTCGGGGTGTCGGTGGAGTGGGTGGTCATCTGTGGACCCTTTCTGCTGGTGGGATTGATGCCCCCTGGGGCGGCGGCGAAGGCGCGGAAGGCGGTGATTGGATCCGCAAGTTCGTCGGCAAGACCTGCAAAGATTGCGGCCTCGCCCCGAAACACCGCCGCTTCGGTGCCCAGCGCTCGCGCGACGTCGATCCGGTCTCCACGACCATCGGCGACGGTCTGGGCGAAGAGCAGGCGCAAATCCTCCAGCTCGCGCTGCATCTGGTCGCCCACGGCCTTGGGCAGTGGTTGGTAGGGATTGGCGTCGATCTTGTGGATCCCGGCATGGATCAGCGTGACAGCGATGCCTTTCTGGTCCAGCGCGCCGCTCATGTCGGTGTGCAGGGCCACGACGCCGATGCTGCCGACGGCCCCGGTGCGCGGCAGGATGATCCAGTCGGCCTGGCTGGCGAGAACGTAGCCAGCGGACAGCGCATGTTCGGCCACGAAGGCCTGCACCGGCTTTTGCGCGCGGGCGGCGCGGATGCGATCGGCCAGATCGAAGGCCCCGGCGACTTCACCGCCAAAGCTGTCGATATCGAGAGCGATGCCGAGCACCGCAGGATCCGTGATCGCCGCGTCGATCTGGGCGGCAATGCCCTCATAAGAAGTGAGGCCCGAGGATTGCCCGATCCACGCCCCGCGATGCACCAGCGTTCCGGCGATTTCGATCACCGCGATGCCGTCCACCACCGCGTAGGGCTGGCTTCCATTCCGTTGATGGCGTTGGGCGAGATCAGTGCCGAACAGCGAGGCGCGGGCTAAAAGGACGGCTTCGGCCTGATCAGCGGCATCGGTCTCCACGCCCTGAAAGGTGATGTCCTGCCCGGTGATGCGCGGACCCAGCCCTGACAAGAAGGCCAGTGCCTTGGCAGGGTCCACCATCAGTGGCGTGTTGAAGGCCCGCTGGGCGATCTGGGCGTGGTGCATCACGTGTCATCCTTCGGGTCGGGTTTGCCGTCGGCGCTATCGTCCATCTCGTCGGCATCATTCGAAGCAGAATCGTCATCCTTCGTGACCCCATGGCTTGGCCCCTGCGCCGGAGATCCCGGACGGCGGAAGTCGAGGCCCAGCGCCAGTTCGCGTTTGCGCTCGGCAGCAATCTCGCGGTCGACCTGTTCGGCGTCATAGCCGCGCTCGGAAATTGCCTGCGTGCGAGATTTAAGGCCCGCTTCGATCTGCAGTATTTCCGCCGAGGCGTCCTTCATCGGATCGATCCAGTCCCATTTCGTCGGCAACCAGGCGCAGGCCTGATATTGGCGCCGCTGGCTGTTATAGCCGGGCAAATCGATGTCCCCGGACAGCACCGCCACATCCATCCAGCGTGACCACACCGCGCGGCAGAGCTGGAACACCAGCACGCCATGCTGCCAGGCCGAGATGCGGCGGCGGAACTCGATCAGCGAAATACGAGTGTTGGAAAAATTGCCCTTGGCGGTGTCTCCGGTCAGATAGCCATAGGGGATGCCCAGCGCCGCCGCGATTTGCAGCAAGGTGCGGTACTGGAACGGCTCGTATGTGCCTCCCGAGTCCGGGGTGGCGGGGGTGGACACATCCTCGCCAGGATCGAGCCGCACCACCTGACCGGGCTCGACCTCCAGATCGTCTTCGGTCGGTTCCAGAGGGGTTTCGGGGGCGGGCGAGGTGATGAACATCGCGAACATCGCCGCGATCTTCTTCCGCTCCAACTCGGCATCGTCGTAGAGGTCCAGCGTGAACAGCTTCACGATCGCAGCGGAAAATCGTGATACGCCGCGCAGCTGACCTGCTTCGACCGGGTCCAATACGTGGATCACTTCGGATGCAGGCACCCGTGTCGTCTCGCCCGCAAGCCCCGGATCGGTCATGTCACCGGGGTGTCGGCGCAGGAAGTGATAGGCAACGCGGCGGCCGATACCGTCGAACTCGATGCCCTGTCGGATCAGGCCGACGCCGGGCAATTCGCGGCTCATGTCGAGCGGCAGCATCTCGGCGGGCAGCATCTGTAATTGCAGCGGTACGGTCAGACCATCCTCGGCCCGGCGCGGCCGAATCCGGATGAACACTTCGCCCGACAGGAACACCTCGCGCGCGGCGCGGCGCTGCAGCCCGTAGAAATCGGTCAGCCCTTCGGCGTCGGCATCATCGGTCCAGGCCAGCCACAGCGCCTGCAACTCTTCCTTCTTTGCGGCATCGGCGATGGTGGATGAGGGTTTAATGCCATCGCCGACCACATTGCTGGCGAAGGATTCCACCGCATTCGCTGCGTAGCCATTGTTGCGCACCAGCCAGCGGGCGCGGGCGGTGATCGTGTCACCAGATGCTGCGATCAGCGTGTTTACGTGGGCGCGGGAGGCGCGGAAGCCCCGCAACCGCCGGTGGGCCTGCGCCGCGTCAAACCCGCCGATGATGCTGCCGATCCGTTGACGGAAAGCCTCGAACGCCATGGATCACAGACCCTTTGAGGCGACAGTGCCCCAGCGCCGACGACGCGGGGTGCCCGAGGTGGCCGTCGCGATGCGGGTTTCCAGATCGGCAATGGCATTCGCCAGTTCAGCGTCTGAGCCATAATTGATCGACTTGCCGTCATAACTGACCGAGCGGACGCCCGCGTAGCGCGCCTCCTGCAGTGCGGCTAGCAGCGCGCGCATCCGTTCCAGATCCATCTCAATTCCTCATGAAGTTCGGTGTATAGACCCGGCGCTTGCGGCGCGGGGTGGTCGGTGTTCCGGCCTTTGGCGCGGCGGGTTCTTGCGGTTCGGGAGTGGCGGCCGGTTGCGGTGCCGGGCGCGTTTCCACCCCGGCCTGTTCTTCAAGCCGCCGCCATGTGGCCTCGTCCCAGCGATCGGCCCCGAGGATCCATGCGGCTGCGCGGGCATAGACCCGGCAATCCAGCGCCTCGTTGCGTTCGCGCATTTTCTGCCATTCGGGATGGGCATAGCCGCGCTTGTTGCGCACCGTGACCAGCTGTTCGGCCACCAGCTGCTTCAGCCATTCGGTGTCGATCCAGTCGGGCAAATGCACAGTGCCGGGCGCATCGCACACGCCCAAGCTGCGGTCCTCGTCGCTGGGCCGTTCCAGCCGCAGGAAGCGATAGGTCTCGGTCTTGAATGTCGCCGTGGCGATCGACCAAAGCCGTGCGCCGCGGCGCAGACGCTTGCCGCCGATGGTGGCATCGACAAAGGTCGGGCCCGACACCGGTGTCGCGCGGTTGAACCCTTCAAGACCCTTGATGGGCGAGACCTGCTCGAAGCCCTGCGCCCGCGCCCAGCCATAGACCGCCGCCGCCTCATAGCCGGTGTCGATCGCCAGCTTGGCGATCACCATCACCGCGCCGTTGGCATGGGTCCAGGTGCGCCCCAAGAGCGCCGTCAGCTTGTCCCAGCATTGCGGATCGTCAGGACCGCCCGGAATGACGATGTGATCGATCAGCCAGCTTTCCAGCCCGCGCCCCCAGGCCCAGACGTCGACCTCGATGCGGTCCTTCTGCACATCGACGCCTGCCGTCAGGAACAGACCGCCTTCGGGGATCTGCGCCCCGAAAGCTTCACGGCGCTCCGCCAGCCGCTGCCATTCCGGCGCATCGCCAGACTCGACCCAAGTTTCCCCAAGCAGCGTGTTGCGCGCCGCGCGCAGCATCTCTTCCGAGCCCTGCGCCGCCAGCCAGTCCCGCGCGATCTGCGCCCAGCTTTTCCAGCCCAGCGGTGAATAGAGCGCCGAGAGGTGGAAGCCGATGGAATGTGGGTCAACTGAGGTCGCCGTCGCACGCCATTCGCCGCCCTCCAGCATCTGCGTCTTGTGGTGCTCGGCGATGGGCTTTTCACAGCCCTCGCAGGAGTAGGCCGCCGTGTCGGGCCGCCCTTTGTCCCAGCGCAGGCGTTCGAACTGCAGCCATTGCATCACTCCGCAATGCGGACAGGGCACAAAGTACCGGCGCTGGTCTGACGCCTCGAACTCCCGTTCGATCCGGCTCAGCCCCCGAATGGTCGGCGTGGAGACCATGAACACCTTGCGACGGTGCGAGAACGTGGTGGTTCGCGCCTCGGCCAGCGTGACCGGATCGCCTTCCTCATCGGCGGAAGCCGGATAGGCGTCGACCTCATCGAGAAAGATGTAGCGCGCGGGCATCGAGCGCAGGCCGGTGGCGGAATTCGCTCCGGTCAGCACCAAGATGCCGCCGGGAAATTCCTTGGACAGCATCGAGTTGCCCGCATCGCGCGACCGCGCCGGGTTCACCCGTTCCCGAAGGGCGGGACTCTCGGCGATCAGCGGATCGAGCCGCCCGCGCGAGGTGCGCTTGGCCATCTCCACTGTTGGCAGCACCGCCAGCATCGGTCCCGGCGCGTGGTGGATGACGAAGCCGATCCAGTTGTTGCCCGCCTCGGTGGCGCCAACCTGCGCTGCCTTCATGAAGCTGATCCGCTGCGCCGGGTGGCGCGGCGACAGAACATCCATGATCTCGCGCAAGTAAGGCGTGCGCGCGGTGCGGTACTGGCCCGGTTCCGCACTGGCGCGCGACGACAGCTTGCGGTGCTGGTCGGCCCATTCCGACACCGTCAGATCCGGATCGGGCCGTATCCCGCTGCGCCAGGACCGCAGGATGTCCTCAGCCCCGTCAAAGCCGAGATCGAGGTCTGCGGTCAGATCGTCGGTGGCCGTGTCGTCGTTATCCGAGGCTGACCCGGAGATCGGCAAGGGCGTCGAGTTGCGCTCTGACATGGGTTTCCAGCACCCTCTGCAGGATCGCGGCCTCGATCATCACCGGTATGCCGGATTGTTTTTCCACCTCCGCGGCCACGTCCGCCGCCATCAACGCCGCGACCCTGCTGGGCCAGGTCACCCAGACGTCGCGTTCCTGCCGCGCCAGGCGAAACACCAGCGTTTCCGCTCGGGCGCGGTCGACCAGCGTGCCCTTCTTCTTCTGGATCGCCAGCTGGCGTTCCTGCGCCTGGTAGACGGTCAGCGCGGTGCGGGCCTTGAGGTAGGATGAGCTGTCGGCTGGCCCCGAGAAGCCGCTATCGCTGCCGGTGCTGCGGCGCTGCTGATCGGGATCGGTCATTTCGGCGCGTCGCAGATCCGAGGCTGCGGCGTTGATCGAGCCATCGCCGTAAACCACCAGACGCCCGGCCTTGCGGGCCTTCTGAATGGCCCCGCGCGACAGGCCGGAATGGGCGGAATACTCACGCTCGGACATACCTTCCATGGCGATTGGGCGTGCCCTCAAGATATTGGAAATAAACCGAAATAACGGTCTTATTCAGTTGATTACACTCGCCCGTCGAGCGATTCTCGGATAAGAAAATCACCCCCGGATCGGAGACACGCCCATGACAATCGCCCATCGCTTCAATACCGAAGCCGCCCGCCTGCTGCCGCACATGGCGGCAGACCTTGCGGTCGACCCCACGATCACCACGGCGGGTGAGATCGACGAGATCGTCTTTCGCCGCAGCGAATTCCTCGGCGGGATGGCTTGCGCAATCCTTGCCATGATCGAACAGCAGGAATGAGGAGACGAACATGACCGCCATCACCACAATCCGCATCGATCATGACGCGCTGCCCGACCAGTTTGACCGCTCGCGCCCCGACGCTGTCGCCGCCGCTATCGAGGCCGCACTGCGCGAGGAAAGTATCACCGCTGAGGCCTCGGACGTGATCTCGCATCTCAAGGTCGAACTGCCCACGACGCAACTGGCCGCTGCCAGCGCCGTGTTGGCCGAGCTGCAGCTGATTTAATGCCACCGAGTGTAATCAGAAAGCACTGATATTGCTCTGATTTGCCTACGATAATGGGCGCAGCAGAGCGATGGTGATGACACGCAAACGATGCAACTCACCAAACGGAGCCCCGCCATGACCCGCCTCAACCCTGCCACCACACCCCGCCACCAGCTACGCGCCGAGAAGGCCCGGCGTAATAAAGAGGCTGCCTTGAGCGCGTTCATTGCGAAAAAGGCGGAGATCGACGAGATGCTTGAGCGCCTGCAGGCCCTCAGCGCAGATCATTTCAACGCCCACCCCGACGAGATCAATTGGGGCGATGTCGGAACCCTTGAGCATTACGCGAGCCAACTCAAGCGTATCACGGACAGCGCGTTCAACGAGGGCGAATACGCCGAATAAACCGGCCACGCCGCATGATGCAGCCCGCCAACGCGGCGGGCTTGCCCCGGTAGAAGAGCGCGCCACCGCGCGTCGCATATCACAACCGGAGGCCCCCATGCCCAAACTCACCGACACGCAAAGCCTTATCCTCAGCGCCGCATCCCAGCGCCCGGACAACCTCGCCCTGCCATTGCCCAAGGGGCTGCATGGCGCAGCTGCGAAAAAGGTCATCAGCATGATGATCGGACGCGGCTGGCTCGAGGAAGTCGATGCCGACCTGCGAAAGGGCGAACCGCTTTGGCGGGAAACCGGCGATGGCCACGGCACCACGCTGGTGGTCACGGACGCGGGGTTGCTCGCCATCGGGATCGAGCCAGCGGTGGTCAAAACCATGGCCGCGATCCGAACACATGCCGCCCAACCGCCCGCACCCAAACCGCCGACACCGCGCACCGGAACCAAGCAGGCGCAGATCATCACCCTTCTGCAGCGCCCCGAAGGCGCTACTATCGCCGAGATTGTCGTGGCAACCGGTTGGCAAGCTCATAGCGCGAGGGGCATGATTTCAGGGGCGTTGAAGAAGAAGCTGGGCCTGCCTGTCACCACGGAGAAGGTCGAGGGGCGTGGCACGGTACATCGCCTGAACGCCTCCTGAGCATCTGAATTTCATCCCCAGCGCTGGAACAACCTGCGCAGCGCGTAGCTGCGCAGGAGTGATATGCCAACGAAAACCGCACCGATCATCAGGTTTTCGCCAAGATGCAGGTGCAGGCCGAACCATGGGAACACCACGATCTGTGCCGCGACGGCCAAGATATAGCCCACGACGACATTCGTGACGGCTTCGACAAATGACATTCGTCGGGACTGTGTCATGCGCGTTTCCTCGTTTGAGGAGCCGGGCTCTCAGCCTCGTCCTGTTCGGCGGCGCGACTGGCCATCCGCCCCGTCGCTATCTCCCACCGTCGCACGGCGACGTCGCAATAGACCGGGTCCAGTTCCATCGCGAAACACCTTCGCCCAGCGCGTTCGGCAGCGATCAACTGGGTGCCGGAGCCGCAGAAGGGTTCATAGATCAGGTCGCCCGGATCGCTGAAAGCAGTCAGCACTGCTTCGACCAGCGCCACAGGGAATACCGCCGGATGCGATCCGGCCGCGCCCAGCCCTCCCTTGTGGCGCATGATCCGGAAAACGCTGTCGGGGATGCGGTGGCTTTGGATCGCGTTGCCGGTGCCGGTCTTGGCGTGAACGGTGCCGTCGGCTCCGCGCAGCCCACCGCCGCCGAGGGTTACACCCGCGTGTTTGGACGGGACAGTTTTGTGTGGTTTGCGTGAGCTGTGGTTGAAGTGGAAAATGAACTCGTGCGACGGGGCCAGGCGGCCGTTCCAGTCGCCCGGCAGACCCGGGCCCTGATCCCACACATACCAGCCAAAGCGTCGCCAGCCAGAGGTGCGCATCCATTCCACCCATCCTTCCCAATAGGGCATCCATTCGCCGTCGCGGTGCACGAGGCCAAGGTTCACCAGAAGCTGGACGTCGTCCGTGACCGGGGCCGCTGTGAACACGCCCTGCATCAATGCGTCCCAATCGCCGACCTTGTCCTTGGCCGCGCCATAGTCGCGCTGCTGGGCATAGGGTGGCGAGGTGAACATCAGCGTCGCTTGTTCGCCCTGCGTCAGCTTCGCAACGACGTCCGGATCGGTGGCATCGCCACAGCACAGCCGATGCTTGCCCAGCACCCAGATATCGCCCGGCTTGGTGATCTGTTCGGCTGGCGGTCCGGGGATGGCGTCGGCGGCATCGTCAGAGATCGCCGGGTGGTCGTCGGCGCCTGCCAGCAAGGCATCCAACTCGTCCTCGGGGATCCCGATCAGCCCGAGGTCGAAATCCTCGGCCAGCAGCGCCTGCAATTCCTGCATGAGCAGCGCCTCGTCCCAGCCACCCAGCTCGGTCAGTTTGTTGTCGGCGATGCGATAAGCCCGGCGCTGGGCCTCGGTCAGATGACCCAGTACGATCACCGGGGCCTCGGGCAGTCCGAGCTGGGCGGCAGCCAGGACACGGCCGTGCCCGGCGATCAGCTCGCCGTCGGCGGCCACCAGCACCGGGACGGTCCAACCGAACTCAGCCATGCTGGCGGCGATCTTTGCCACTTGGTCGGCGTCGTGGGTCTTGGCGTTACGGGCATAAGGGCGCAGCCGGTCAATCGGCCAGTGCTCGATCCGGCCCGGCAGGATCGGAGCGTTCATGCCGCGAGCCTCTTGGCCTTCAGCTCGGCGAAAGTTTCACCGGTGTCAGCCAGCACGGCATTGGCACAGGTGAACTGCTGCCAGCGCTCGATGGCGACATCGACGTAAGCCGGGTTCAACTCGATCCCGAAGCACACCCGGCCTGTGGTTTCTGCGGCGATCAGCGTGGTGCCGGATCCCATGAACGGTTCAAAGACCGCTTGGCCGGGGCTGGAATTGTTCAGGATCGGGCGGCGCATGCATTCGACCGGCTTCTGGGTGCCGTGAACAGTGGCTGTGTCCTGGTCCTTGCTGGAGATGTGCCACAGCGTGGTCTGCTTTCGGTCACCCGCCCAGTGGCCCTTGCCGGTCTTTTTCACCGCATACCAGCAGGGTTCGTGCTGCCAGTGGTAATCGCCGCGGCTGAGAACGAGCCGATCCTTGGCCCAGATAATTTGCGACCGGACTGCGAAACCCGCCGCGACGAGGCTCTCGGCCACGGTCGCGGCGTGCAGCGCACCGTGCCAGACATAGGCGACGTCGCCGGGGAACAGCGCCCAAGCCTCGCGCCAATCGGCACGATCATCGTTCAGCACCTTGCCAGTGCGTTTGGTCTTGGCCGCGCCCGCCTGATTGCGCCAGGACGGGTCATATTCCACGCCATAGGGCGGATCGGTGACCATCAGCAGCGGTTTCGCATCGCCAAGCAGACGGCCAACCACGTCGGCCGTGGTGCTGTCACCGCAGATCAGCCGGTGCGATCCCAGCTGCCAGAGATCGCCCGCAACCGACACTGGCGTGACCGGCGGTTCGGGAATGTCATCCTCGCCCTCGATGGGCCCATCGCTGCCCAGCGCATCCGGATCACGCAGCAGGGCATCCAGGTCCTCGTCGGTGATGCCCAGCAACGACAGGTCGAAATCCTCGGCCAGCAGCCCCGCGATCTCGTCGCGCAGCATTGCCTCGTTCCAGTCGCCCAACTCGGTCAATTTATTGTCCGCGATGCGGTAAGCCCGACGTTCGGCCTCGTCGAGATGGCCAAGCCGGATCACCGGCACGTCCTTCAGGCCCAGCATCGTTGCCGCCAGCACCCGGCCATGCCCAGCAATCAGCTCGCCATCGTCGGCCACCATGCAAGGCACGGTCCAGCCGAACTTCGCCATGCTGGCGGCGATCTTCGCCACCTGATCGTCGCCGTGCATCTTGGCATTGCGAGCATAGGGCCGCAGCCGATCAATCGGCCACGTCTCGATCTCGCTTGGCGCGAAGACAAGGTCCATGGGGTGGTTCTCATTTTGGGCAGGGTGGACAGAGCGATGCGCGCGGCCAAGAGTGGCAGCGGTAGAATCGGGATCCGCGAGATGTGGGGAGAAAAGAAAAGCGCCCGAGAGGGGTTTCCTCCGGGCGCTATTCTTCGATGATCAATAGGTAGGTCAAGGGGGGCAGCTTTGTCAAACGAAAATCTCGGGCGGATTCAATGGCTTCGCGGAGGGGTGGCTTCCGAAGCTTGGCTTCTGGTCCAGGTGGCTTCCCTGGATTCCACGGGGTGGATTCTTGACAGAAACAGTAAAATCCACCCTGAGAGCCGGGCGAGCCATCGTAAGGTGCTGTAATGTCGTGACTTTATTTCGCGTTATCGCCGAGGTGGCTTCCGCCTGGATTCCCCGGTGAAGAAGCCAGTCGCTAGCGAAATGCCGCGCTGCGCCCCCCCGTATACGTTTGGGGGTTGGGAGGAACCATACCGTGGGGGGGCTGAGGCGCTGAACTTCATTGCTCAGCGCCTTCGGTGTCAGGCGCTGGGTTGGTTGTCCAAGTTCTTGTTAAGCACCTGTTCGATGTTCTGGCTCCAAGCCGCCTTGAACGCTGGATCAGACGCAAAGAGCTTATAGAGCTCCAGTTCGTCCTTCCGCCGTTTCAGCATCACGTCCATCAGGATTTTCTCCAGTGCTAGACCACGGTTGAAGGGGTCAGCATTGTCCTCATACTTGGCCGTGTAGTCCGGGTGTGCACGGATGCTATTGACGATATTGACAAATTTGACCCGTTGCTCTTCCGGTGTCGCGCTCCAGCCCTGAAACCACCGCTCGTTGAAGCTGCGAATGATTTCATCCAATGGGTCTGTTTCCGTATCACCGTCGCGGTTGCCGCGCGGGTTTGGATTTTGAGGCGTCAGTTCCGTGTCGGATGCGTCGAGACCGATTTCATGGTTCAGCTTGGTGCGCTCCAGGCCATACGAGGACAGATCGACGGCCTCCAGCAGCTCGTCGAGCATGTCTTGATTGGGATCCTTAATCTTGAGCTTTGGGATCAGAAACTTCAGCAACCAGAAAAGTTTTTCCCATTCCAGCACTTCAAATGGTATGATCGACGCCATCTGACCATAGATCTTTACGAACTGTTTTGCCTTGATCTTGAAGTCGATCTTCTCGGGGTCGGGCAGCTCTAATTCGGCGTTGAAGCGATTGGCCGCAATATCGATGACAGGGCTTAGGGTCTGAGCATCTTCACCGGCAAAATACCGGGTCACGAAGTCTTCGACCTCCTGCCACTCATAAACGCCCACTTGGTCCATTGCGTCCTTCAGCTCGTGCAACACGTTGACATCTGTCGCTTCGGACAGTGTGGTCACAGTATAGAAGGGGTCGAAGGCGGTCTTAATGTCATCGACGCTGTTGAAGAAGTCGAGGATGAACAGATCCTCCGTCCGTTTGCCCAGCTTCGGGGCCGAACGGTTGAGACGAGATAGCGCCTGTACGGCCAGCACGAATTGCAACTTCTTGTCCACGTACATCGCGGTCAGTTTGGGCTGGTCGAACCCGGTCAGATACTTATTCGCCACGATCAGCAGCCGGTATTCGTCCGTGTCGAATTTATCCCGCGTTTCGCTTTCGGCGAAGCCGTTCATCTCGGCCTCTGTGTACTTCATGCCATCGACGGTCTTCTCGCCCGAAAAGGCGACCAGCGCCTTGAACGGGTTCCCTTGGGCATCGAGCAGCTTGGTCACCGCCTTGTAGTAGCGGATCGCAGCTTCGATGTTCTGGGTGATGATCATCCCCTTGGCCTTACCGCGCAGTTTCTTGGTGTTCACGACCTGCGGGATGAAATGGTCCAGCATGATCTCAGCCTTGGTGTTGATCGTGTGCTGGCTGCGTTCGACATAGGCGCGCAGCTTCTTCTGGGCCTTCTTGGTGTCGAAAAGCGGGTTCTCCTCCACCGATTTCTGGATTTCGTAATAGCTTTTGTAGGTCGTGTAGTTGGCCAGCACATTGAAGATAAAACCCTCCTCGATCGCCTGCTTCATGCTATAAAGGTGAAACGGCGCGAAGCTGCCATCCGGCTGCCGCTCGCCAAATTTCTCAAGCGTCGTCGCCTTGGGCGTGGCGGTAAATGCCAGATAGGACGCGTTGCCGCGCATCTTGCGCGATTGCATCGCCGCCAGGATGCGGTCTTGCGGATCGTCCTCGTCTGGGTCCACATCGCCTGCACCCATCGCACGGTTCATGTTGTCATGGGCCTGGCCGCTTTGGCCGCTGTGCGCTTCGTCGATGATCACCGCGAACCGCTTGTCGCTCAGGTCTGAAATGCCGTCGATGATGAACGGGAACTTCTGAATCGTCGTGATGATGATCTTCTTGCCGTTTTCCAGCGCCGATTTCAGGTCGGAAGACCGCAGCGCCGGGGCAACTATGTTCTTGACCTCGGAGAAATCCTTGATGTTGTCGCGCAGCTGTTTGTCCAGTAACCGGCGGTCCGTCACCACGATGACAGAGTCGAACAGCGGCTGGTCCAAACCGCGCGCGCCGGGCAGGCTGGTGCTTTGGGGATAGGTTTCGATCAGTTGATACGCGGCCCAAGTGATCGAATTCGATTTGCCAGACCCCGCCGAATGCTGGATCAGATAGCTGTGTCCCACACCGTTGGTGGACGCATGGTCCAGCAGGCGCCGCACGACGTCGAGCTGCTGATAGCGCGGGAAGATCAGCGATTTCTTTGCCAGCGGATCCGCGGCCTTGCCCTCCAGCAGCACGAAATGCTGAATGATGCCCGCAAGGCTGGCGGGATGGAACACTTCTTCCCACAGATAGGCGGTCTTGTGGCCGTTCGGATTGGGCGGGTTGCCCTCGCCGTTGTTGTGGCCCTTGTTGAACGGCAGGAAGAAGGTGGAGGGTCCGGCCAGCTTGGTCGCCATGAACACTTCGTCGGTGTCCACTGCCATATGCACCAGCGCGCGGCCGAACTGCAGCAGGGGTTGGGTGGCATCGCGGCCTTCGCGGTACTGCTTCTGGCCGTGAAAGCGGGCGGTCTGGCCGGTCCAGGCGTTTTTCAACTCCACCGTGATCAGAGGCATGCCGTTCAGGAACAGCACCATGTCGATCTCTTCCAGCGGATTGGTCTGGCTATAGCGGACCTGGCGGGTGATGCTCCAGATATTGGCGGTGAAGTTTTCATGCACGCGGGCGGCAGAGCTGGCCAGCGGGGCGGGGTACATCAGCGTCAGATGCGCATCGTCAACGTCGAGGCCCTTTTTCAGGAGATGCAGCAGGCCGTTCTTCTTGATCATGCGATCAAAGCGTTCAAGGATCTTGGCCTGCCAATCGGATGGGTTGCGCGATTGCAGCTTGGCCAGTTCCTTGCCCTGTGTCGCGTGCAGAAACTGCCAGAACATCGCGGTGTCTAGGGCGAACTGGGCGTTGAAATCACTGGGCAGGCCGATGCGATAGGGGCCACCGCTCACGGGTGCGGGTTGGCCTGCCAGCTCTTCCGCCGTATGGCCAGTCAGATGTTTCTGAATGGCCTGTTCGAGTGCGATTTCGCGTGTGTTGCTGACCATGCTGCCCCCTAAATGACTTTGATCTTGCCGGTGATGGCCGCGTTGATCAGGCTGGTTTTGTATTCCTTGAGCGCGGCGATCTCGCGTCTAATCATGTCTATGCCGCGATCAATTTTGGCTGACTCTTCGTCGAGGAACGCCACTATTGCGCGTTGCTCTGTGAGGCTAGGCAACGGTATCGTCAGATACTTGAAGTCGACGTAGGAGAGGTTCTGGCGCAAGCCTGATCCCAGTCCGTAAAAAACCTTCTTCACATCGTAGGAATGCAAGAGGTAGTGCAGAAACTCGGCATAGGCGTTCGGCTTCGGGCGAAGATTGATATAGGCCGAAGTGATGATGCCATGGTCTTTGGCCAGTCCAGTGCGAAGGCTGGTAACGTCGTTCTGCAGGTCGGTGCCACGAATGATGATGTCGCCGGGCTGAACGATCTGGTAGGTCTCGTAACTTTCGGGAACCAGCCCGGTCATCTTGTCCTCGTCTTTGACAATGACGCGACCATAACTGAGGGAAAGCACGGTGCTTTCCTTCATGCCTGTGTTTTTGTTCTTGTTCTCGTATACGCAAATCCGGCCGGGACCGACCTGCCAATCAGCAGGCACTTCGCCAAGCCAGCTTGCGCCGCTGTCTTTCATCGGCACGTCGGGGTTCAGGCCTCGGGTGACGGCGTCCTGGATGATGATTTGCCGACGCTCGCGCAGCAGCGCGATCTGGTCTTCCTTGATCTTCACCGCCCCGTCGATCTTGGCGCATTTGTCATCAAGGAGCGCAACGATGGCGCGCTGTTCAGAAAGGCTGGGGAGCGGAATCGTGAGATACTTGAAGTCAACATAGGAAAGGTTCTGGCGCAGGCCAGAGCCCAATCCGTAGAAAACCTTCTTCACGTCGTAGGAATGCAAAAGGTAGTGCAGAAACTCGGCGTAGGCGTTTGGTTTAGGGCGAAGATTGATGTACGCCGAAGTGATGATGCCATGATCTTTGGCCAGCCCGGTGCGAAGGCTGGTGACGTCGTTCTGAAGGTCAGTGCCGCGAATGATGATGTCGCCGGGCTGAACGATCTGATAGGTTTCATAACTCTCCGGCACCAGCCCGGTCATCTTGTCCTCGTCTTTGACAATGACGCGACCATAGCTGAGAGAAAGCACGGTGCTTTCCTTCATGCCTGTGTTTTTGTTCTTGTTCTCGTATACGCAAATCCGGCCGGGACCGACCTGCCAATCAGCAGGCACTTCGCCAAGCCAGCTCGCATGGCTGTCCTTGTAGGCGTCGTATGTGTTGAACCCCAACCCTTCCATCATTCCACCTCCGACAGCGCTGCGACCGGAACCCCCAGAATATCCGAGATCAGCCCGTCCGCCTGCTGTTCCAGCGCCAGAATATCCGCCGTTACCTTGTCCAGACGCCGCAGGGGTTTGTGGCGGTAGAAGTATTTGTTGAAGCTGATCTCATACCCGATCTTGACCGTGTCGAGGTTGATCCAGGCCTCATCGACATGGGGCTTCACCTCGGCCCGGAAATAGCGGTGGATGCTGTCTTTCAGCGGCACAGACTCAGAATCGCGCAGGTCTGCGTTGGACGCGTAGGTCAGCCAGGCACCGTCGGATTGGCGGTAATAGCCAAAATCGGCCAGATCGCCCACGTCACAGCCCAGATGGGCGGTCAGATCCTCCAGTTCCTGTTTGGTCATTTTGGCGCGTTTGGCGATGACCTTTTCTGCATGTTCGTCATACCAGCTGACGGCATTCAGGATCGCGTTCTTCTCGGTCGCCGACAGCTTGATCTTGCGGGCCTTCAGCACCTTGTTCATGCGATCGCAGAAGTCATTGTAATCGGCGGTCTCATCCGTCCCGATGATTTGCATCAGCGCGTGGCCGTGGTCGAGCAAATCACGCAGACGTTTCCAGTTGGCGGTATCGATTAGCTTGGCACGGGCCTTGGCGTTCAGGGCGATGCCTTGTTCTTCACACCACTCCACAATTGCCTTGGCTTGGGTTTTCAGGAAGCCCGCTTCATAAACCGCATCGCCATGGGTCTCCCACAGATGCTCCATCGGTTCCCGCAGAGATTTGTCGAAGCGCAGGGGGGCCAGCCGTTCGGCACTGAACTGGGCGCGGCGGCGGTCGGGGCGTTCGATAGTGACCTTGTGATAACCGAAATCGGTGTTGTCAAAGATTTGCACCGCGATGCCAGTGGGATCACCGTTACCGTCCAGCGCGCGTTCGACCGGCTGGAAGGCAAGGTAGGCGCTGGTGATGGCATCAATATGCTCGGGCGCGAATTCACAATTCTTGTCGCCAAGGTTCTTGCGCAGTTTGCGGAACAGAAGATTGGCGTCGATCAACTGCACGCGGCCCCGCCTGTCGGCGGGTTTGGCATTGGTCAGCAGCCAGATATAGGTGGTGATTCCGGTGTTATAGAATAGGTTGTTCGGCAGCTGGATGATGGTGTCCAGCATGTCATTTTCGATGATATGGCGGCGGATGTTAGACTCGCCGCCGCCCGCATCGCCGGTGAACAGGCTGGAGCCGTTGTGCACCGAGGCAATGCGTGCGCCGATGGCGCTGTCCTTGGTAGTCTTCATCTTGCCCACCATCTCCATCAGGAACAGCAACTGGCCGTCACTGGAACGAGGGGTGGCGTCTTGAGGCTCTACATTGCCCCAGTAATCAGCGAGTTGGACCTTAAAGCGTGGATCGATGACGTCTTTGCCGTCCTTGATGTATTTGAGTTCGCTGTTCCAGCTTTTGCCATAGGGTGGGTTAGAGAGCATGAAATCGAAGCGATGCGCGGCAAATTCATCGGTCGATAGGGTGGAGCCGACCCTGATGTTCTCGGGGTTGTTGCCCTTGATCATCATATCAGATTTGCAGATCGCGTAGGTTTCGTCGTTGATTTCCTTGCCGTAAAGGTAAATATCTCCGGTGGCCTTGATCAAGCCGTCAGGGTTAATGACGTAGTTTTGCGATTCAGTCAGCATGCCACCGCTGCCGCAGGCAGGGTCATAGATCGTCATGACTGGAGGCAGGCGATCCTTGATCGGGTCAAAGATCAGGTGCGTCATCAGATGGATCACTTCGCGCGGGGTAAAGTGTTCGCCCGCCTCTTCGTTGTTTTCTTCGTTGAACTTGCGGATCAACTCTTCGAAAACGTAGCCCATGCCGAGGTTGCTCAGCGCCGGGAGCGTGTTGCCGTCGGGGTCTTCGACTTGGTGCGGCGTCAAGTTGATGTAGGGTGAGATGAACTTTTCGAGTACATCCAGCAGCACCTGTTTGTCCGCCATGTGCCGCATCTGCTCCAGCAGCTTGAAGCGAGAAATGATCTCTTTGACGTTGTCACTGAAGCCATTCAGATAATCCTCCACGTTGGCCAGCAGGATTTGCTGGTTGTTGGTCGCAGTGGCGTGCAGGCGCTTCAGCGTCCATTTGCTGGTGTTGAAGAACACGTAACCGGAGGCCGCTTTGAGGGGCGCATCGTCCAACTCAGTCGCCTTCATTTCGTCTTTCTGAAAGCGGACCTCTTCGAGAACTTCGGCTTTGGTGGGTTCCAAAAGTGTGTCAAGGCGACGAAGCACGACCATCGGCAGGATGACATCACGATATTTTCCCCGGACGTAAACGTCGCGAAGGCAATCATCTGCGATAGACCAAATAAAGGAGACGAGCTTGTTGTGAGCAAATTGGTTCATGGGCGGTTACAGCAGTCCTGTTATCGTGGCGGATCAATGGTGACGGCGTTTTTATCAATCTAATTAGGCGTTTGGCAGCCATAGTTGATTTTCATCGTAAGCGTGAGAAGGCTGCGCTGCAATCTTTGATCGTTCTGATCTATAGAACCAAGAAGCCTCACAATGTTAAAAGACGCCAAAGATCTGACCTGTATCCAGTTTTTTGACATAATCGACGGCACTTCCACTCCAATGATAGGCAAAATGCGCGCCTTGCGTCGGGATCGGCACCACATCCGGCCAGAATGTGGCGATGCAGTTGCCACCCGAAAACCTGACGCTGGGCCAAGCGATGCCGTTGGAGCCTGCTGCGCGGCGCTGGGCGCCGAACACCTGCGAGGGGCCATAGTGGTCGGGGTCCAGCAGGTCTGCCATCCCTGTGACGTCAACCATGTCGGCGTCGACCGACCCGATCAACTCGCGGAACTGCGAGGTCCAGCCTGGGGCTTCGGCGGTGGCCAGCATGGTTTTCGTGTGGTGATGGATGGTCTCGGCAATCGCCACCTCGGTGCTGTCGCCCGCGTAGTAAAGCCCGAATGAGCCATCGCTGAACCGCCCCGGCCGCAACGGCGAGCAGTGAACAAAGGGGGCCATGAGCCAGCTTGCGCCGGACCCTGTGACGCGTCGGGCCACCGGCACCTTCGCGAGATCGCCGATACTGTCACGGATGCGTGGGTTGAACTTGGCCTCGGCGGAGGCCAATGCCTCCCAATCGGCGGGATCGGCAATATCCTCAAACAGGTCGATGGGCGGGTAGATCGAGCGGATGATCCGGACGCTGCGCGGCCAGATCACGTGACGCACCGGTGCTGTCACCACGCGCCACGTTCGGCGTCCAGATAGCTGCGCAGGTCGATCAGATCGGTAATCTCGCCGCGCATCATGACGTCGAGCGCGCTTTGATCGTTGAAGGCCGCGTTTGGCTTCCTGATCCAATCATAGCCGCGCGCGGGATCCGTGAAGAGATACCGCAGGCCTTTGTGGATCCCCATCAGGATGGCCATGCGCGCCCGCAGGTCACGGTCGATCCGGCCGATGCTGCCATCCTTCCAGCGCGCCCATGTGCGCTGGGCCATGTCGCCCAGCAGGGTGCGGGCCTCGATATCGCTGAGCTGCCAGACGCGAAACAGGTTTACGGTGGTGCGCGCAAGGGCCGCAGCCTCCTCGTCCGTGATGACGGGAAGGTCCGGGCGGGACGCGGTAGGTTCGATCGTGGCAAACTGCATGGCAAATCTCCTGTGACACATATATATAGGTTACATGCCATTTGGCAAGGGCTGGTTTCCGATGAGATCGCTGCACGCGTCAGCGCCACGGCCGCACCTTCGGCATCGCTGCCGTCACCGCGACATCCCGCAGCATCCGCCCGGCCACCAACCCATCCCGCACCCAATCCAGCGCCTGCCACCAGTCCTCATAGCCGCGACGGGCGGAGGTGATCTGTTCCGGATGCGGCCGCCAGGTGACCGGGCAGGCCAGAACCTCGACCGTTCGCCATTTGCCCCGGGTCAGCACGCGCTCGGTGCCGACAACTTCCGTCACGGCCCGAACGCCATGCTGATTTTGCCGCGTCTCGACCGGCACGCAGCGCGGCACGACACCCGGCATCCAGTCCGGGGTCAGCCCGGCGCGGGCCAGTTCGGCCACGCGGATGGCCATGCGGATGCCACCCAGACTGTCGGGCATCCCGGCGACGGTGGCGGCAATGACCTCTGCATCCGCGTGGGTGTAGCTGCCCATCTTGTGCTGGCCGCCATCGACCTTGCAGCCCAGCGCGGCGCGTTGCATCAGGACATATTCCAGGCCAAACCCAAAGTTCTCCTCAACCACATCCTTCAGCGGCGGAAGTTCCAGCTGCGCCTTTTCCACCCGGAACGCCCATTCCAACGCTGCCTGCACGCCCAGCGCGCGTTTGATCCGTCCGCTACCAGCGCGGCCAATCCGTCCCTGCATGCTCATGGCTGCAATCCTTCAAAGAGGTTCATTTGCACCGGGCCCTCCGGCTCCCCGCTCGGCCGCCAGATCCACTGGCCCGAGGCCATGGGCAGCTGCGAGAGAGCGCCACGCATGTGCTGCTGCCAGTGGGTGAACTCCGTTGCCGAGCAGGCGCAGAGCGCGTGCCCGATGGGCCATCCCATCAGCCATCCGACGAAGAGCGGGTTCAGCCGCCGCCGTGATCGGCCTTTCAGGATCCGCCGCGAGACGGCCTGCCCATGCGAGGCAATCATTGAAGCCCAGAGCGGGCGCGAGATCGGGGCGTGCGGCGAGGATCGCTGCCCATGCATCCCGATCACCGGGTCCGGGTGGGTGAAGCCCTGTTCGGCCCGGTAGTGCAGGATGTCCATCCGGGACTTGCCATCCGCCCGCGTCACGCTGGCCGGACTGCTGCCCTTCCAGTTTTGTGCCGCCGGTGTCGGCCACTGGAGCGCCTGCGCGCTCAGCTTGGGCTCGCCCCGGCTGTTGATCTTGCCGCGCAGCCGGTCGACCTGATCGTCGGCCACCGGGGTCTGCCATTGCGCCGCCTGCGCTGGCAGCGGTGGAGATCCGCCCGAGCCATAGCTCTGGCTGGGCCCACCCTTCGCGCCATCCATCGCCTTCGGTGTCGACCAGTTGGTGATGTCCAGCGCCAGCGCTTCCGCCTTGCGAGTAAAGTCGCTGTTGCCCGCTGGGTTGTAACTCGCGGTGCCCAGATGCAGGCTCATCGGCGTGGGCCAGGATGAAGACGCGCATGCGCTGGTGCGGCGCGCCGACTTCCGCCGCGCTGAACAGGCCTGCCGCAGGCGTATAGCCCATGTCCCAAAGCTCTCGCAGCACGGTCTCAAGGCCGAGGGTGACGTGCCCGGAGACATTTTCGAGAAACACCCATTCGGGACGGCATTCCCGGACGACGCGGGCAACCTCTGGCCAGAGGTGGCGGGGATCATTGGCACCGCCACGCTTTCCGGCTGCGCTGAAGGGCTGGCAGGGATACCCGGCCAGCACCGTGTCGAAGGCCCCGCGGAAGGGGCGGGCATCGAATGAGCGCAAATCGTCCCAGATTGGCGCGGGTACAAAATACCCTGCGCGCAGGGCGGCAACGAGGACAGTTCGGGGCCAGTCCTCCCATTCGACAAAGGCGCGGGTGTGATAGCCGGGCTCGGCGAGCATGAGGCCCAGATCAAGGCCTCCGCCGCCTGCGCAGAGGGACAATCCGTGCTGGGGACGTGACACCATGCCATTCACCGCACTCCCCGCTGACGCAGCCTGTCCGCAGTCACCAGCCCGCGCGCCAGCATTGCCCCGCACATGGCGTTGCTGATCATGCTGGGGGGCAGATACTCGTCGGAGTTGATCTTGGCCGCGTAGAATTCCGCCAGTTCATCCGGGCTGGGTGGTGGCTTTCCTTGGGCCTTGCGGCCGCGCTTGGATTTCAGGGCGCTGACATTTGCGGCAGCCGCCTGCGCATCGCGCTGGGCGGCGCGTTCCATGAACCGATCCAGCGCTTTCGGTCCATCGGGCGGATCGGGGTGATCGTTCCGGGTTTCGGTCGCGACCTCGATGATCCGGTCTTCAGACAACCCGAGGTCATTGATCCATCGCCGCACATGGGTCCGCGCTGGCCAACCCTGCCACCACGCAGGGAGGCTGGCATTGGCGGCAAAGCCCAGCGCGCCGAGCAGTTCTGCAAAGAACCGATCAAAATCGGAATCGCGCGCTTGCGCGTCCTCCTCCTCCTTTACAGGTTTACTTAGGGGTTCTCTTACAAGGTTAATCTCCGGATTCCGGAGATGGCTTTCGGCAAAATCAGGAGATGGCTTTGCCGCAAATCTGGAGATGGCTCCATGTCCGGAATCAGGAGTTGGGTCGTCGTTCTGTTCTCCCTTCGTCCCAGAAGTGCCGTCTCCGGTTTCCGGAGTTGGCTCTGGTGGAAACCCATCCTCAAACCCCAGGATGTAGCGCGTTGCCTTGCGCTTGTGGGTGCGCGGATCATAGCTGCGAACCCGGTGGATCAGGCGCAGCTCCTCCAGCTTGGTGAGATGGTTGTTCAGTGCTGAGACCGACATTTCCGCGTCGTCGGCCAAACGTACCTGCGTCGGGAAACAGCCGAAGTCCGGATTGTGCCGGTCACAGAGGAACCAAAGCACGATCTTGGTCGCGGGCTTCAATCCGCGTTGCTGGATAGCCCAGACGGTTGCCTTGTGGCTCATGATGCCGCCCTCCGCGCTGGGCGGGCACGGCTGGTGAAGCCATGATCGGCCAATGCGCCCAGCGCATCGTCGACGGAGCGCACCAGTGCCCAACCGAAGCCCTGTGCCAGCATGGCATCGCGAAACGCCTCCTGGTTGGGGCGCAGGCGCCCCTTCGGGGCCTTCAGTTCAAGAAACAGAACGCGCCCGTCGCAGAGCACCATCAGATCGGCAAAACCCGCATGCACGCCCATGCCGACCAGAATAGCCTGGCGCTTTGCGCCGCGTGGCCCGGCCTCGGTCACCTCGTTTGCGGAGTGATGGATGATGGCCGTGCGCGGCAGGGCAACGCGTAGCGCCTGCACGACCGCGCGCTGCAGATCGGCCTCGGGGGTTCCACGCCGCGTCATCGTGCCACCTCACCATCATGATCTCGCTGCGGGGCGCTACGGGTTGGCTGCCGTGCGTCGATGACCACCAGCAGAATGCGGGCGTCCTCGCGTTCCTGTTCCGTCTCGCCATGCTGAACGAGCACATTGCAGGCGAGCCGGATCAGGTGATCGGAATGGTGGGCCACGTCGGCCAGGACGGCGCGGGCCTCTGCCACACGGTCGGCAGGCCAGTCAGAATTGCGGGATCTGGTCATCATCACCGACGCCCTCCGGCACGGCGGCGGCGCGGGGCAGCCTGCTCCTGCTCTTCCAGCCAGTCCTCGACTGCAGCGCGGCGGTAATAGACCTTGCGCCCGGCGCGCACGCAGGGCGGGCCGGTGCGTTGGGCCTCCCAGCGGCGTAACGTGTCGACCGACAGGCCGAGTTCCAGTGCGAGGTCGAGACGGCTGATCCAGCCGACCAGCAGCGTGCGGGGTTTTTCTTTCGGGGCGGGCATTGATCCGAGATGCGGCATGGGTGTCTCCCTGTTCTGGCCCCGTGACCGGTCGTGTCGGGGGGCGTTTGCAGAGATCAGTGAGCGCAGAGGCGAAGGGGTGGCGGCGAGGCGCAGGGTGGCGCAAAGGCGGGCCCCTTTGTGCCACCCCTTGTTTTATTGGGTTATCTTGAGTTTTGCGGGTCAGGTGGGATGAAGCGCCGCCGCGCCGCCCGTGGTCGTGGGGGATGCGGAACGCAGGCCGAAGCTGCAAACACCTGCGAACACCGGGATTTACAGGTGATTTACCGGCATTGGCGGGCAAAGAGGGGGTGGCACCCGACACGGCACCCTTGCCACCCACTGAATTTGTTGGAGATTTACAAAATCGGCGTGTTCCGGTGCATCGATTCCGGGTCTTTCGGCATCGTTCTGCGCGCGCCAAGGACCTGTGATCGCGGTGCATCCGACCGACGACTTCCCTGTCCAGCGCCAGATCGCCAGTAAAACAAGGGGTGGCACAAAGGGGGCGACCTTTCCGCCACTCTGCGCCTCCCCGCCACCCCGTCCTCCATGCTTGTCTTGATAGTGCGGCGAATCCACGCCTCATGTCGGATGCAAGAAGGACAGGACCCATGGCCGAGCGCACCAAACTGACCGAGAAAGTACTCCGCGAGGCCGAGCCCATCGTCGGGCGCGATTACCAGATTTTCGACACAGACGTGCGCGGGTTCGCTGCCTGCATCTATCGCGGCGGCGGTCGGGCCTTCACGCTCGACTATCGCCACGCCGGGCGGCAACGCCGGATGACCTTCGGCCGCTGGCCGGAATGGTCGGTGTCGGCGGCGCGCGAGCGGGCCAAGGAAATCCGCCGCGAGATCGACGCCGGGGCTGATCCGTTGGCCCAGCGCGGGGCGCTGCGCGAAGCGCCGCGTGTGAACGATCTGATCGAGCGCTACTGCGCCCAGCATCTGCCAAAGCTCGCCGAACGCAACGCCGCCGACCAGCGCGCCTCGCTGGCCAAGCTGGTGGCCCCGGTCTGGGGCCGGAAACTTGTGACGGAAATCACCTCGACCGACGTCGACAAGCTGCTCAACAAGATCGCTGAGGGCCGGGCGCGACCGCACAAGGAAAAACCCAACAACCGGGCGCGAAAGCTGCAGCCCGCAAAGCCCACGCCGGTGCGCGCCAACCGGATGGGAGAGGTGTTGCGCAAAATGTTCACGCTGGCGGTGGAATGGGGCTGGTGCGCCGACAACCCCGCCCAGCGCTTTCACCGCCGCATTGAAACGCCGCGCGAGCGGTTCCTGTCCAAGGAGGAGATCACCAGCTTGGGCGCCGCTCTGGATGCGGCGGAAGACCGGCGTGCCGCCGATATCATCCGTCTGTGCATGTTGACCGGCGCACGGCTGGGCGAGGTGCGGCAGGCGCGGTTCGAACAGTTCAACCTTGAACATCTGAGCTGGTCGAAACCACCGATGATGACAAAACAGCGCCGTGCGCATCGCGTTCCGATCTCGGACGAGACCGCCGCCATCGTGCGCCAGCGCCAGTTGTCGGTGCCAAGCGGTACACCGTGGCTGTTCCCCGGCGATACGCCCGGCCAGCCGGTGCAGGAGGTGCGGCGGTTCTGGGTACAGATCCAGAAGCAATGCGCGCTGCAGGACGTGCGCATTCACGACCTGCGCCACACCTTTGCCTCTCTGCTTGTCAGCGGCGGGGCGTCACTGGAAATGATCGGCAAACTGCTGGGCCACAGCCAGACGCAGACCACGCTGCGCTATGCGCATCTGATGGATTCACCCCTGCGCGCGGGGGTCGATGCCGTGGCCAGCGCGTTCCGACCGATGCCGAAGCTGGTTCACGACGCGGACAATCACGGTGACACCAAGTCGGCCTGACGCGGCCCGGTGCGGATCCGGATCATCACGCATCCTCTCGTCGCAGGGCCCTCCAGATCGGTGTAATACGGCGTCGAATGCTGCGGCTGTCTGGCATCTTCTTGCCGTCCGTCTGATCCGCGAACCAGTCCTGCATCTCGGCCACCAGCTCGGCTTGGGTCGCGGGCAGCCCGTGGTCGTGTATGCGCAGCATCAAGGCAACCATCATCCCCTCCCAATCATAAGACTTTGACACGCCGGGCCCCGCCGTCACGCGGCGAACCATATCGTTTTCCTCTTCGAAGGCATGAACCTCCTCAGCCAGGATCAGCATATCAGCCAACCCAACGGACAGTCCGTCTGGGGGATCCGTGATCAGCATCCAGTCGTGGCGGGCCAGAGGCTGGATGCGTCGCATGACGCCTTCAGAAGGGCCGGTGCCACACCGACGGAATAGCGGGAGCAGTTCCATAGGCGACAGCACGACCATGTCTGCAATGATTTCTTCGCCACAGCGAACAGGGGCGATTCCTGTCAGGATACGGAATCTGCCTGTATGTGCCCAGCCTGCGATGTCAGCGATGTTGCAGCCCCAGCGGGCTGAGGCTTCATTAAGGGTGAAAAACACGCGGGGCGGCAAGGCCATGGCTGAAACCTCCTCAAAATGACCCGAGGATGATCTGAGCTCAAACCGCATGCAGCTCGCGCCTTGACGGCGCAGGGTAAGTGTCCGGGTGGAACGACCTGGTGGGCGTTAACGCGCCTCTAGCGGCCGAAATTGTGTTTCCGATAGACCTGTTTTGCTTTTGGTTGAGGACTGCTCTCCCCCATTTGTGCAACCTGCACGGGTGCTCGATTCGGAGCAAGAGGGGAACGCAGGAATCTGTGGAAAAGCGAAGATGACCTTGGTGGCAAAGTCAGCAAAGGCGCTGTGGCCGCGCAAGTGGCTGTTATTTCGAGCGGCTTGCAGACATTCGCCGCAGGTGAATAAGAAATTGTCAGATCAAACTGGAGCAAACATTTGACGTGAAGCACGCGGCTAGTCGGTTCTCGAAAACTTATCCCGGATTAAGTTGCGGCACGTCCACGCGACAGCGTCATGCGAAATCTGCCTCGCAGAACCATTGCGAGGCAGCCAATGCAGAATGCAGCGTCCGCTTCCAACCATTTATCGGTAAGTTCGGCTCATTCGCGATCACTAAAAGGTGCTCGCGGAACTGCTCGGAGCTAAATTTGCTCAGTGTGGACTTGCGCTGAGATATCAAGGGAGTGAGTTCCGTCCATGCTCGAGAGCGGTATCGTGTCTCAAGCTTGCAAGCTTTGAAATGTGCCTTGACACGTTGTTGGTCCTTTTCGGGCCAACCAACTGGTGGCCTCGCTTCAAAATCAACGACCAAAGGAACCTCATGACGAATGGATGCCGAAGTCCATTTCTCTAGAAAAAAATGGTCTTCGTCCAAATATGGATTCAGCGGCTGGAGGTTTTGATCGGTCGGAAAAGAGCCTCCCATCCCTTTGTTGCAGACTCCGCAGGCTGGAACTAAATTTAGTGGCAGGACAGCGTATGTTGGAAAATATGCCTTCGGCAAAAAGTGATCTGCTGTGCCCAATTCGCCGTCTTCCCCCATCTCCCCCATACCACCGCAATACGGACACTCATCGTGGGCGGCCAATTTGATCTGATCGTAGATCTTTCTTGGTTTACCTTTGGATTTTACAACACCATCATCGTAGAGGCTCACCAAATCTTCTTTCGAGAGTGTTCCTAAAACAATCGCCTCTGGCTTACCGTGAGCGGCCCTTGGAAGCTCGCACCAAGTTTTGGTCACAGATTCTTTATCAAATCTTTGGTAGGCTTCGACGACTGTCGGTCGATTGTGTAGAAACTTAATTTTAATTGCCTCGCCAGTTAAACCTGCCACGCTTTCATCGTACAGATCCATTGACGCATATGCCGGTGCGTCTAATCTCTTCATATTTAGGTGGTCTCCTCATCGCGATTGATGATCATCGCCTTGAGTATTCCCCGAGCCTCATTGCCCAAATTTCCACCTAGCATATCCATGATTTCATCGTACGTCCCGCCTCGGCCGACTAGTTCCGATAGAACTGTGTGAAAACCTGATCGCGAGACTTCGAGGCCAAACACGTCTCGGGTCAAGACTCCTACGTTCTCACCGAAAGTCTCAGTATCCGGGCGCTTTCTCTCTGATGCAAGTTTGCTGCGAAAAACCTTCCAAACACAGGATTTCGGAATTTCTTGCAAAACGACCGGGGAGTGGGTCGCAATTATTGCGACAGCATTTCTTGTGTGTAGAAGTTGGCTTAGACTTCGCATCAGGGCAGAAAGTAGAGGTGGGTGGAGGTGGGTTTCTGGTTCGTCGAATAGCACCAGTGTCTTCTCTTCGACCTTCGCCACCAGAAGAGTCATTGCAAGGATCACTACCGCATGCCCCGAACTCATCTTTTCGATCAGAAAAAGCGCTCTTTCTCTTAGCTCTTCGCCACGCAACCCCACCAGTGACAGCAGGCGCATGTCGGCGAAATTTTCGTCGCTTTGGAGAGTTTCAATTGCTTCGATCCACCGGTTTAGCCTACGCTTTTCTTCCAAGCAAAAAGCTAAACCGTCGACGAACTCCTCAAATATCTGATCTTTTGATTTAATGATCGCGCCATCATCATCGGCGTAATCCGTCATTCCGATATATGTGTACGGCGTGTCATCGCTTTCGCCGGGAAGGTCAAATGGATCAAAAGCACTGAAAGCAACCGATACTAAACTGCTGAAGTACGCGTTATTTTTCTCATCCTCTCCAAAGATGTCCTGTGTATAGAAGTACGCTTCCGTTTCCACATGATCGGCAACGGCTTTAACCATTGAGTTCAACAGCGTTGTTTTTCCAACTCCGTTTCTACCAATCAAAGCGTGCATGTTCGTACTAGGTGTTGAGTTTGCCCTGACCCGAAAAGAAAGATCAAAACCGGCAAATTTTTCTGAAGGTGGAAGATTGAATCCAAACTTAAAGTTGGTTAGCAAGACGTCACCTCTGAGCACACTGGCGAACTGATCACGAATTTTACTGATCGAAATCGAGCGGAGGTGGGAGACTTCAAAGACCTTTTCAGTCTTTATCGCTTCAAGAAGGTCTTCATCCCAAACGACATCGCACATGCGCGTTAGGAACTCGCGTCGCCATTCTTCACTAAAGTCAGAAAATAGGGCTTTGTAATAATCGACGTCCATTCCAAGAGAGAAATAATCTTTACCCAATCTGTCGAAAGTATCATCCAGATTTGAGTATGTTGACATCTTTTCTGTTTGACCGACAAAACCTATTCTTACGTTCGACAAGCTGTGGCCTGTACCGTTTTCATCGAACACATGGACGGCAAAGCTCGTGACAAAGGAGTAGTCATTCCAGTGATCAATAGTGAGGTAGACCTCGTTACGTCCGGACGACGGCGGGCTATTCCTCGCTGGAAGTACATGAAACTTCATTGGCGAGCTCTCTGCGCGTTGCTTTTCGTCACGGCACACCTCCACCAACTAGCTCAGGATAAACATCTCGAGAGTTCTGTACCATTATTTCGGACGAAGAAGGAACCCATTGAGCGTGGGCCTGAGTTTTAACTTTCCCAACAACCTCGTGGGCAACGGTCCTTTGTACCGGAACAATGCATTGGCTCTGATCGCAGGAGATGACCTGAGCGATTGGCATCTCAGTTCGTCGTCACCAACATCGCGCAAGTGTAGCGAATGTCTGCTGTGACGGGCCGCACCGCAGCACCGGCTCTATCGCTCAAAAACCGGTTTGGGCCGAAAGCGATTATGATCGGGGCATCATCGATCAGCTTACATCAACGCCACATCAACCTGCGACTGCGTGTTTCGCGCTGGTTTTGCCGGTCAATCGGTGCGAGTGCTGATGCTTGCAAGGGTGAAAATAACGCCCAAACAAAGGCTTGGCAGCTAAGTGGTTGTTTTTATTAAGTTATTGGAATCGCAGAGATTTCGGCTCATAACCTGAAGGTCGTAGGTTCAAATCCTACTCCCGCAACCAAATTTACTAAATAATCCAAACGCTTAGAACCCGACTTAATCAGTCGGGTTTTTGGCGTTGGTTTCA